AAGTAAGTCCGACTTACACAAGTCAAAGATGTTCACGTTGTGGTTGGGTTCGCAAGGGAAACAGGAAGGCGAAGTGGTTTAAGTGTGATAAATGCTCATTTGAGTGTGATGCGGATTTAAATGCTTCGACTAACTTATCCCTTCCGTTGATGCCTATCGGCAAGCAACAGCGATTGAGTAAAATCAATAGAACTGGTTTTTATTGGTTATGCTCAGGTCAGGAGTCTATAGTCCCTGATACCCATAAAACTGGTTAAGTGGAATGATTTTCCATAAAATTAGTAACTATCAATTCCACCAAGGCGAACCTCAACCTTGTAAAAGATATTGAATCCCAAGTCCAATGTCATTTCAACCGTGTCACCATCAACAACCCTGTCAAGGGCTGCTACATTGTAGATAAATGTTCGCTTCGTTGATTCGACAGCGGTTGCTTTAGCCATGAACGCCCCTAATAGTAAAATGATAAGAATGAATTTCATAGACGGTATTTCTCCGCTACCTTGTCCCACGGATCACCCATAGCCTTGCAGAGCATGCCGAAGAATTCCGCCAGGGCGGTGTTCTTCTTGAGACGAGCCATCTGCTCATCACACTTGCCGTCGAGGATGTCGTTTGGAAAGCCGACAACGATTCCCATAATTCCGTGAATGTGGAGAACCTTGTCAATCATCTGTTGACGCCACTCTGCGGACGCTACATTGGTGACTGCATGCATCTTCTTCTCAAGAACCTTGGTAGCCAGAGCCTTGAAGTCGTTGGGGAATGTGTCAGTCCCCTTGAAACGCTCATTGAAGTCGGTTGTTGAGTCTGCGGGTGTGGCTGTTGCCGAATACTTGGTGAGCGGGATAAGCTGAATCTTATCATCAATCTTCACCTTCTTGCAGAGTTCTCCACGCTCATTGATGAAGACATCAAGCAGAGTTTCGTTTCCTTGGGTAGCAGTCATATAGTTTCCTTTTTCACTAAGGAGTAATATAAGGCTTCTTAGCAGTTATTCAATACTTATCATATTTCTATAATACCTGGGAACCTGTCACCATCTTTAAGACATACCAACCACGCTGATACAACAGGTATATTCATATCTTTCCACCATTGGGAGGGGAAGTGCGTCTCACATCTAAACTTCATAAATCTAACAGATGTATTTCGTATGTAGCGAGCCTGCTCTTTCTTATAATAGTATAAGAAGCTGTTCTCATTCCAATAAGAGACATGTGTTGGATCTTGGAAAGCCCCTCTACCATCAGTTGAAGGAACTTCTATAAAAGCCCACCCACCATGATGTAATACTCTATGTATCTCACTTATAGACTTGAGAGGATCTTTCAAATGTTCCAGAACATGTGAGGCGTTTATAACACCAACGGAATTATCGGGTAAAGGTATTCCTTGATTTAGATCATGTTTTATATCCCCACCCTCTATATCAATACTCGTATATCCTGGGCGCTTATTTATTCCGCCTCCAATATCAATAAGCAGCTTACCATTGAGGATGGCGTCTCTTTCAGCCAGTTTTTGAGCATTTTTATAGCCCATTCTTACAGTCTCAGTCTGTATCTTCTGATTACGCTCCAACCAAGTATTATCACCAGTTATACGGTAAATGTAAAGAGGTTTATCAATATGAAACATCTTAGTAAACAAATAGGTTCTCTGAATCAAATCTTGATCATCCAATACATCAAGATTTATATCATGCCCCCCAAGCGACTTATAAACACTCGTTCTCCAACATCTCACATGATCGGGCATAAACCAAATATAAGTCATTGAATGGCTTGTAGGTTTGAAAGTTATTGGAGAGGCGAGTAGCTTCCTTTCTTCACCAATTTTAATATCTAAATAATTATGTCTCCACCCGTAGTTTTCGTTATATGGTGTAAACTTTCCGTCCATTGGTAACTTCATATTGTCGCTATAAACAAACCCAACATCAATGTCGGAAAATGCTTTTACAACTTCTGTAAGACACTCATTAATTAAAATATCATCATGATCCGCCTCAAGAAGAATATCACCAACTCCAGCGTTAAAAGCGTGATGTTTATGATATCCTACATTTGGACTTCTAGAAGAATCTGTAAGTATTCTAACCCTATCATCTTTTATGAAAGAAAGATGATCCAGCGTAGCATTCCCATTAACCCAAATAACCCATTCCCAATTCTCGTAAGTTTGATTGAGTATAGATTGATATAGCTCCTTTATGTAAGGAGTATTCTTATGGGTTGGCGTTATTATGGATACTTTCATATAGCCATGTCAGCCTTAATAGTGGCATGACTCTTATAGTTTATAAGCTCCAAGTCCTCAAGCGAAAGATTCTCTATGTCTTCAAGAGTCTTTATATCTTTCTTTATGTTGAGAGTTGGGAAGGCGTGAGGTATTCTTGAAATCTGCTCTTTACACTGTTCTATATGGTTGAGGTATATATGTGTGTCACCACCTGAAAAAGTCAGCTTTCCGGGGGTTAGTCCAGTTATCTTAGCCAACAGGCATGTCAAGAGAGCATAGCTTGAGATGTTGAAAGGCAATCCAAGGAAAGAGTCTACGCTGCGCTGATACCACTGGCAGTTCAGTTTCCCATCAGTGACATCAAATTGATAGAGAAGGTGGCACGGTGGTAGCGCCATCTTGTCAATCTCAGCCACATTCCAAGCAGACACAATCATACGACGATCATTTGGATTCGTCTTGAGAGTGTTGATGACATTGGCGAGTTGATCCACACCAGTATTTTTATATATCTCTAAATGTTTTTTATTTTCAATAGTATATTGATTATATTCAGCACCCCAACTTCTCCATTGCACACCATAGCCCAATCCAATTGACTTCTCTGGAAACGCAGTCATACCTTTTTTATCAAGAAACTCCCTTGTAGTATTCCCAACCCAAATCTTGACACCCTTTTCTTCAAGTTTAGATGAATCATGTTCACCACGAATAAACCACAACAGTTCCTCCACAACACCTTTCCAAAATACCTTCTTGGTTGTCAGAATGGGAAATGAGTTTGAAAGATCAAATGAAAGTTGCGTTCCAAATATGCTTTTAGTCCCCGTACCAGTCCTATCGCCTTTGACAACACCTTCATCTAAAATCCTTTCGAGTAAGTGGAGATACTTGTATTCCTCATGAGACTTCTCCAATCGAAAGCGTGTAATCAGCTTCTCTTCTTCTTCGTTTTTTGTCACGCTGTTATTCATTTTCGTTTCTCCTGCTCTGTTCAAGAGCATATCGTCTTTCAGCCTCAAGAGCGTATGCTACTGATGTGTATGCTGCTTCAAGCCCCTGCCTGTTTCCTGTAATAGTAGTATAAGGAATATTGTTGTTATTCAATAGACGGACTACTTTCTTATCTATTTCAATAGCTTCGTCCTCTGTTTGATTCCGTCCAGATGGATTGTATTCCTTGGTTCTGTCTATGAAGTATGTCAGGTTGTTTTGAGCCTTGAACGACTCAACGATATAGTCGTGGAAAGCTTTATGTATTTTGATATTCGGCTCGTTGTAATACAGCAAGCCAATAAGAATTGGTGAGTCGGTGATGATGGCTTCCACTTGTCCAAGCAGCATATTCTGTGTATAGTTACTAATTTTTAAAATTAGTAACTATATGTGGTTCTTATGATCAAGGCTGGAGTATTTTGGAAAATATATTCAAGGATAACGATGTTGATTATAAGATACAAAGAAGAAAACACAAGACTGGAATGTTTTCCACAATAAGAGTTTGGAATAAGAAGTCTTTATTGAATATATCAAAAATCCTATATCATCGTCGATGGTATAGGATTGAAGAGAAAATACGATAAGTGCCAAGAAATTACAAATCAACTATCAAAGTAGACTTGAATTCCTTGTTCTCATCTTTGTAGCCGCGGGGGTTACATACACATCTCGTGGTGTTTACCATGAAATCACAGCTAGAATGTGTATGTCCGAAAATCCAGAGCGGAACATCCTCAGTCATCAGATTCTCGCAGTTGCAAGTGAAGTACGGGTTGAGCGCACTCCCCTTATACTGCTCATGAATCGACTTCTCCGAAGGGCAGAAGTGAGTGACAACGATGTTTTTCTTTCCAGGCTTGACAGAGTTCTTGATAAATCCCCGTGCAGCGAGGTTCTTACCAATCATCTTGTCAACCGTGAAAGGCTTCACAATCCCGTTATCATCCTTTTCCATGATAAGCTTGAAGTCGTTGATGCCCCACTCGACAATAGACTTTATCCGAAGTTCGTCCTTCGTAGGAGTAATGTCGAGGTTGCTCCACAGGGTTGAGCCGATGAACCGATACTCGCCTGTGTCATACACCTGATCATCAAGGAAGTGAAAGTGCTTGTAAGTAGCCTCAAGGCTCCGTAGCTCATTATCAACATCCTGCATGATAGCCAGATATGATTCGTGGTTCCCCTTGATGTAAACGATTGGCTTGTCAATCGACTCAATGAGCCGAACGAACCGTCCAAAATACCGTGGCTCACAGGGAACAATATCTCCCGCAAGAATCAAAATGTCCTCGTCACTCTTCTTATAGGTGAAGGGAGCGACATCAAGGTGAAGATCTGATAGGATGCGTATTTTCATGCCTCTATTGTAGAGGCTGGCTATAAAAGCCAATACTTATATTTTTAGACGCAGGCTTCAAGTGCTTGAAGCTGTAATGCCTCTTTACGATATTCAAAGCACAGGTAGTAGTCGCTACGAGGGGTAAATCGGTGGGCAAGAGTCGCTTCTACAACGCCTTGCCAGCCTTCCTTTTCTTCAACAACAAACTCGCATAAGCTTGGTGTCTTGAAGTAGGATTCGTCTTGCTTGTAGACATTGACAACAACTGTTCCCATCGCTGCCCCCTTTGGATATGTATGTCTATTTATCTTCCTCTAGTTTACCAGTCCACACAAGTATTTCAACCTGTTTCTTGAGAAGAAATATGTTGACTTTATCATTGAATTCAGAGGTAATGAGAATGAATCTCTTTTAGAGTCTCCCCATTTTCGTTTGTTATTACGGCTAGGTAAGCCCCATTCTTCATGCGGCTTACTTTTACGCGGTAGTTTATTCCGCTTCCCATGGGAAAACCAACCACCCTTCCGGCTTATCTTCACAATAGAAGTCTGGTACAAGTCCAGCTTCATTGTCTTTCTTGTTGAATAGAACGGCTATGTAGAAGTCTTCGCCTTGCTTGAGGTTATACTTCTCTATAAGATACTTTATAGTCCCACCACTGTCAATCAAGTCATCAGTAAGCAGGAAAGGCTTCTCGGTTATGTCAAAATCAAACAAGTCAACGAGAGGTTCTTTTCTTTTCTTATCCCCATCGTAGCAGGATACTTTGATGCTGCGGTGTTTGACTTTCAGGTTGTCAGCCAATGGAAGCGACAGATTCAATCCGCCGCGCTGAATACCAACAACTGACTTGAACGATATTCCACTTGAATAAGCTCTATTACAGATATCCAAAATCATACTATCTAACTTGCTATGAGTTAGGATTATCTTTTCCGTCATGGAAGCGGCTCCGTGTAGATATACTTGAGGTTGTATTCAGTGACTAGATTCTTTTCGTCAACTGCTCCCTCACCGCATGGAGCGAATCGCAAGCCACCGGCGTCAGCGAGTTGAGCTACAGCGTTTCCCCTGCCGCCATCTTGAGTTCCCACCTGTGGATACTTTTGAGCGTCAAATGGTTGTGCAAGGGCAAACTGACGCATGAAGAAGGATACTTCTGCCGTAAGCTCTCCTGTCTCTTCTATTTGAGCGGTGCCTTTGACGAGCATCCCGACTGCTCTTGACATATCAACATCTGGTGTCACCCCAACCCTGTTTACAATAAACACGGGTTCTGTATTACTGTTTATTCGAAAGAGTATTTCTTCACATATTGCCCGTGGAAACACTCTTCCGGATTCTTTACTTGGCTTATCAGCGACAATCTTTAAGCTGATTCTCATCGTCTTCCTTTTTTTCTTTGGTTGCTTTAGCGGCTATTTCATCAAGAGCGTTGATAGCCGAAGAATCAACTTTTACGACTGGAGGAATACCACGGATACACCAAATAGTATTGTTGTATGATTCCTTGATAGCTGTAATCGCATGTGCAGTCAGTCCAGTCAATAAAAGCAGAACGAAGAAGGATAGCCACGGGTTGGCAGCCATAAAAGTGAGAAGTTCCATATTTTGGTCCCTTTGGGATTGAGTATACGGATAAAGGTAAGTTATACAATATGATAATCAAACCATATCGTCGTCGTCTAACACTACAATGAAATTATTACTATTGTTTAGCCACTTCGGGACGAAAGTTGGGATCATTCGACGCTCCCTCCACAGGACGCCCAGCTTCATCAAACTGAATACCATATACATCTTCTTGAAGTGTCATGACTGCTGACTTGAGCATGCCCATGCGCTTCTCAGATTGTTCTTTGATGGCGTTTATAGCCTCAAGAGCATCGTTTAGCTGCTCTTTGAGGGTGGTAATCTGATCTTGAAGGGCTTGGACTTCACTGGAGGAAACTTTCAATTCCCGGGCTTCTGTTTGAATCTTTTCAAGCTTGTGTTGAAGCTGGAATAACGACGATACGGCTCCACCTTTAGCGGTTACGGGCGTCTTGTCATCAACTCTTTCTAAGAATACATACTTGAGTTCTCTATCAGACTCAATAACATCTCCCGGGACGAGCATAATGCGCTTGCCCCCAACCATGAGTGATTGTCTGAAGTCTGAATTATTCTTATACTTCATTTGAGCGGTATCCTGTAGTTATTAGTATTTATCCATTCCTGTGTTCGAGCCATTGACGATGGAATACCCATGTCGCTCCAATAGCCGTCTATAATGGTTGATGTCATTGACTGATTCTGAACATAGAATTCGTTGACATCCGATACCTCTAACTCGCCTCTACCAGATGGTTTCAGCCCACGAATAATGCTGAACACATGCGGAGTGTAAAGATACAATCCAGTGACAGCGTAGTTGCTTTCGGGGTTCTTCGGCTTCTCCACAATACCAGTTACGATTCCGTCTTTCAATGAAGCTACTCCGAATCTTTCAGGATCGCCAACTGGCTTGAGGAATATGTGGGCGAAGGAATCGGTTCCTTCATTTAGCCTTTGCGAAACTGGACAATCAATAGCTTTTCTAAACTTATTTTCAAACTCTTTGAAAGCTTCCTTGAAGGAGTCTTGATAAAAGTTATCGCCAAGTATAACTGCAAAAGATTCATCGCCAACCCAGCCTTCTATAAGCTTCATGGCGGAAGCGATTCCAACTGGGCGGGATGCATCGTTATGATCCTGAATCTTATATGTCAAGTCAACGCCAAAGCGATGTCCGTCACCAAGAAACTCTATGATGTCACCACAATGCTCTTGCGATGATATGATGAGTATTTCTTTGGAGCCTGACTGAATAAGCGTATTGAGCGGATACCAAATCATCGGTATGGCTCCTTGCAGTGTATACACCGGAAGCAAATGCTTATTTGTTACCTCGGTTTGAGGTAACATTCTCGTTCCCCGTCCACCACATAAGCATACCGATTTCATATTATACCTCTCAGAGATTTGTATAGAAGTTGTTTTATAGACTCTTTATCATTATAGTTACTAATTTTGAAAATCATTCCACTTAACCAGTTTTATGGGTATCGGGGACTATAGACTCCTGACCTGAGCATAACCAATAAAGACCAGTTCTATTGACTTTACTCAATCGCAGTTGCTTGCCGATAGGTAATGCCGATAGGCATTTGGTAATTTACCAGATTTATACCAATTCCATGCCGTTCTATAAGTTACACCAACTTGATTAGCATATTCGGATAATTTCATAAAGTTATACCTTTACTACATTATACCATACTTTTATTATTACTATGTTATACTATAACCTACTACTAAAAATGAATTAGTATTCAATACTCCTAAATAGTATTTTTATCCACCTTACAGGATTACAACATTTATTTACAGTTGACTCTTGAGGTTATTCAAATACTCAACATGCCAGCGCATGTAGTCATCGGACTTGCTCACAGAATATGAAGTTGTAGTACGAGCATTCGCTATACGAACTCGCCCATTAGTCCTACCATAGCTTTTCACTATGTTACCCTCAATTCTCATAATCTCATCCATCAACTGATCAATACCACTACGAGCGGTAGGCATATCATATCCTTTCATATTTTCTTTATTATACAAACTTCAAATAATAATCAAGGGGTATCAGTACCACGCAACATGTCAGTTGGTTGTGGGTTGAATATCTGATTCACTAGCTCAAAGCCATACTTACCCATAATATCGGTAACGGCTTGGGCGTGTTCTTTTGGAGTTACTACAACGGTTCTTGAGGACATTGGATCAGCGTCTATCCAGCGGACACCAATCTTGAGACATTCTTCTTTAGCAGCGGCGAGCTTATGATTGAACAAAGCGGTGTCGGTATCTCTACCCCAACTGAATTCCAATACACCACGGGTAAAGTCTTCTCCATAGAGCTTTGCTTCAATTCGTTCTCTTATAGTGTCAATATTCATGGTTCTCTTCTCTTATTCTAATTGGATCCGATGTAACTATATTTATGGTTCTTGAGGGATCATAGCCCGCGCCAAGGAATTGTATGGCGCAATGTATTATCCATGTGGTTGCCGAATAAAATGCTCCGTTGAGTGGATTCCACCAAGGGAAAGGACCATACGCCAATCCAAGCCCCAAGCCTATCCAGAAGCCTATACACATTGGACATGTGATAAGCTTATAGAAGAAGTCGGTGTTCAACTCTAGCCAATCGCGCAGCCATTGAAATATAGAGCCTTTACCAAGTATGTTGGCTATTCCAAAGGCTGCTACGATTGCTATGAGAGTTTCCATTATCCGACTCTTCTCCAACTGTTCGCTACTGAATAAAATTGCAGTAAAATTGGTATCGGATGATTACCAGCGGTTGTCACCATGAGCGGAACCACGTAAAATGGATTACCTAATATAGAATACCCATTACCATCGACTACATATCCACTTGTGAGAGATGTGGCTTCAACATATACAAATAACATTTGCCCATTATAAGGTGCCGATGGTAAATAAATGGTTAAATTATTTACAGAGACGCCACACACTAATGTAACAGTTGATATGTCATTAGGAATGTTGTAAGTCGAGGTAACTGCTGATACCGATCCATATACAGTGTTTCTGATGCTGAATCTGTCACAAGACAAAGCTCCCAATGCTCTTACATAACCGGTGTCAAACTCACCATATATAAGGGCTTGATCACTGGTACCATCATCATTGGCTATATACAGCTTATTAGATCCAGTCTCGCTATAACCGGCTTTGAATCCTATAGCCACATTGTTTGATCCGACATTATTGTAAAGAGCCTGTGAACCGACAGCAGTATTATTATCACCATCTAAGCTTACAAACAGAGAGGCATATCCAACCGCTACATTGTTATCTCCACTGACACACTGATTCATTGCTGAATATCCTGCGCCAGTGTTGAAGTTTCCTATCTTATTGTTTCTTACCGAGTTTCCACCAACTCCAGTGTTGAAGTTTCCGGTAGTATTTTCATACATGCATGTTATTCCAACCGCTGTATTACCATTACCATCTATATTGTTGTATAGTGAATAAGCTCCGATACCAGTATTTTCAACACCATTATCGTTATTGTAAAGTCCGTAGTAACCAACAGAGACATTTAAACTACCACCGATATTGAAACGCATTGCATTTCTACCGACAGCGACATTATTATATCCAGTGGTGTTGCTATATAAAGCTGCTCTACCAACCGCAACATTTTCATATCCAGATACATTTTCATTGAGGGCGTTTACACCGACTGCCGTATTACTGGAACCGTCAATGTTATTGGTGAGTGCGTTTACTCCAATAGCAATATTATCGTCACCGGATATGTTTTGTGTGAGAGCGTTTAATCCGACAGCGACATTGTTATTTCCTATAGTATTATATTTCAACGCAAAATTTCCGAGGGAAATGTTATTATTTCCAATCTCGTTGCTATAAAGCGAGTCATATCCAATAGCAACATTTGAATGACCTGTTGTAGTGGAAGCCAAAGTGTTTACACCGACTGCTGTATTTCTGTAGCCAGTTGTAACAGAAGTCAAAGAATTCTTACCGAACGCTTCGTTGTTTTGAGTGCTGTAGCTATCTCCCTTTGGACTTGTCAATTCACCAGTTACTATTTCGCTTCCATAAACTTGGACGGTGTGCCCATCATCATCCTTACTTTCAACAGTATTACCAAACAAAACATGTCCACCCTTTCTCCAAGAAACATGGGTTACTTGTGAAGCATTATCAAACAATCTCATCTGGTTTAGACCGTTATCAACACCTGAAATAGAATATACATCCATCTGCCAGTCAGCCAATTCAGGATTGGAGTTAGCCATGTTACCACTCAAAGCGGAAATCTCATCAACATCGAATCTGAATACGAGGTTGTTTCCATCTATGATAGTATCTGTTAGAACATGCTGTCCTATTATAAGGCATTGTCCTGATATCTGAACATCGGCAGCATACACATCGTTTATTTGAAAGTCTGCTAAACAACCAGTATCGTCAATTATGTAAACTCGGTTGTTCTTGAGGCTGTACATGGCGAGATGATCAGCAGTTGCAACCGGATAGCTTGTTTCTCTTCTACGAATCTCATGTGCAAATTCTTTGAATCCTGCCATAGTATACTCCTAAAGTTATATTATATCGTCTGTAATCAAATTATTGGTTGTTTATCAAATAATCAGAAACATCTGGAACCTCCCAGCCTTCGGGGCGCATAGGGACATTTACAGTCAAAAATATATCCGTAAACGAAACCGGGGGTGCACCATGCATATCATATGCTAATGATACTGTGTTACCTGAAAGTATGGCTGGCTTCTTTATCATAAGATACTCAAACATTATCTTCGACTTCCATATCTCAACCGACAATATAAGAGGTATGGATTCCTCAAGTCCAGTTATTCCAAGGTTCCTATCAACACTACGCTGCGCCTGTACCTTCCAATCAAGTAGCTGAGTGAAGGCTGGGGGGTCAAAATACCTATTAACGTAAACCCAAGCGGCGGCGAGGGCTTCATCAACTCTCTGCTGTTTATAATCTATTTCTCTTGACATATGTTGTTCCTTACCATGGTCTTCTGAAGACGAAGTTTTGTGTGTTGCCTATATCTTTGTTTCTAACGATGTTTAGACGCTCCCCACCGTTTGCGTTTACATCCTGGATAATGTGGTTAGGTCTAAATACATATCTTCCGTAAACCTTGACATTCAAATCATTTGTAAGATTAGGTATGTCTGTATTATTTAGATATGTTCCAGATATCTCCACAACGTTGATATATGTAATGGAGCTATCAACCTTTATATCCATGTTTTTCTGTATGTAGAGATTGTTGAGCTTCAGAGCGTCAAGGTATCCAGAACCTTGCCACCATGCGCTACCATAATCCCATATTCCTCCATTAAACTCAAGAGTGTCTATGGTTGGCGCTCTGTCGTATGTGTATGGATTAGTTATAGTGCAGTAACCAGTAACATCAGCATCCTTGACATACTTGACTTCCATGAATGCGCCCGGAGCGGAAACATAGGTGTAGTTGAAGTAGGAAGAGTATGTTCCTATACCTACCCAATAGGTTCTTGTTTCAGGAAATATAAACTTTGATGTGGATTCTGTGTAGCTACCGTTATAGTAATCATCGTAATCCGATATCAAATGCTGGAAATTCTTATCGTCATATATTTGGATATATGAATCAACAGAACCAGATATAATAGCAGTTACAATAGCATCACCAGCAACAGCATCAACTTGATAGTAACGAAATCCGTCTCCCTGTGGAGTATTTGCGCCAAGAGGGAATGATTCTACATATTCTCCAGTTATTACTTTTGGTATTGCCTTTGTCCAGATTCCTGTTGGCGAAACCTTACTTGCGTAAGGATATGCCTTCTCATGGAGAGGAACGCCAAACCCTATATGGTTATATGTTACGGGACTGCTTCCGTTGTTATATGCTGAGTTTTCACCATGTCTTAGTTTATACTCAACATTTCCACCGTATGCGAATGTTTGGAGGTTATTAGACGGAACCGTGTCAAAGAGTGTAAAACCATTCTGAATATCAGCACCGGAATTATATGAATATATTCTTGAATCCCCAGAAGCGTGAAGGTTCCACTTGTTGTTTCTTGCTCCGCTGTAGAAAGCGTCGAAACTTCCAGTCTGAATCGTGGAGTTATTCAATGTAAGATTATGTTGTGTGTTTGATTTGTTTTCTCCGATTACACTGAAGTTATAATCACCACAACCAAATGTAGAGTTTTCCAAAATAACATTTAGAGCACCGGATGTTGGTGATACTGATAAATAGTTTGGATTGATGTTCATACCATGACATGAAAAGCTACCAAGGAACGTGACTGTGAGATTATCTCTGTTGTTTCTTATGTAAACTGGACCATCGTTCATCTGTCCGTCAGGTATGGTGTATGCTGATGAACCCGTTATGGAGTTTATCATCGTGTTGTTATAGGCATCCCTACCATATAAGAACAATCCACCCCTAAGCCCAAATCGCACCGTCTCTGCGGCTGGAAGTCCACCACTACGACCGAACCATGAGCAGGTTCCAGATCCGTATATCCATGAGTTTCCAGTTATACTATTGGTTATAACCGGACTATCCGCCATGAATCCCATTGGATGAGTAGTTCTTAGACTCTTGCCATTCATCTCCATCGAATTGAAATACAACTGAGAGTTACCACTACCGGAGCCAGTATGAGCAACTGTTAAGTTTCTGTTGAGGAATATAGGAGAGTTTACAGAAGAGAGAGCGAACTTTCCGTTTCCGTTTATTCCCATGGTATTACAGTCGAGGAAGATTGAATCCGCGCTTATTTGCTGCGTCAGTGTGCTTCCTGAGTTCGGAAACATATAGAAAGTAGATCCACCTGTTACTGTAAACGATGAAAATAGAATGCTGTCGTCGCCGGGATATCCGAATGTAAGAGAGGGAGTCTTCACACCATCAGTTGAAATAAATCTTATATTACCATACTTGAAACTTCCGGAAATATCTGGTATTGGAGATGAAGCAATTCTGAAGTCACAATTTATAACATCTATATCATTTGGAATAATATTGTTAGAGAAGTAAGAGAATCTTCTATTTCCAAAGTCCGACGATAATATCCACTTATGTAATGGATATCCCGATATAGGAGGCGGTGGTAATGAAATATAGGCATTTAGTCCATTGAAATCACAATTATTTGTTATTTCTATAGTGTCAACGCCTTCGTCCGGATATATTATTCCATCAATCCAGAAGTGACCACCATTTGCACCACCAGTTCTTATTATCTTATTTGGAACTGGTGGATCACTTCTGAGACGAATACGGTATTTGTTAGGAATATTATAATTTACACATAACATGGACTGTAAGAAACCAGAATCAGCATTTATTGTTAATTTTCCGGAAATATTTACATTTCCCATTTGAGCCATTCTAGCAACTGTTCTAACTCCGGTATTATATCCAGATATGTCAATTGGAGCGAACATTATGATACTGTCTCTAAAATTTGAACCACCAGATATATTAAGTGCGGAAAAATCAAATGACGCGTCGTTATAAATATGTATGTAGCCTGTATCAGGACTATCACCGCCGGATATTACGGCGTAGATATATCTATCGGCGTTATTACTGCCAAAATTGGGGCTGAAATTATACTTTCCACCGTAGACATATATGTTCTTAGCGTTCCAATGTTCTTTGAAATTGAACTGAGAATTAGAAGCCGTAAATGTGTGATTTACAGTTCCCCTACTTCCATCTTTATTGACATGGAAATCTTTTCCACTCCACTGAGTCGGAGCAAAGTTCCATGTAAGAGTTGCACCAGTTCCAACATCGACATAGAATGGATCTTCGAAGAACAATCTAGATGCAGAAGATACTGATATATCTCTTCCAACACGCAACCTTCCCCCAGGCTGAGGGAATACCAATGTTCCCATATTGGAAAGTAATGTTTCTTCACCAAATACGACAGCATTTGCTGTTATAGACTGAGTTCCGAATGACACATTAGAAGCAAAGTTGTATCCGCTTATACTATCAACATGAGTTGGTTGTGTGAATGTAGCTGGGCGAATACCTTGATCAAAGAGTCCTATAGAAGCATTTGCATGCCTCTTGACTGTATTATCAGTCAATGGAATGTTGTAAATAGTCAACTCATCAACTCTACCATTGAAATAGCTACCATTTGAAATGAATCCAAGTGGGACTCTTGTTGTACCGGCTACTGCTCCAACTCCACCGCTTGCGGGGGTTGCTAAAAGATTAGTAACGGACGCTGGAATATCTGAGAGATTGGTTTGCTGCTTTGCAACATCTCCATTTACAAAGAGCTTGTGAACTGCGCCTTGTCCATCATAGACGGTGGAAACATAATATGTTGAACCAGTTATAATATCTTCATCGGTGTGTATGTAAGAATACTTGGAAGTGTTTCCGTCCCAAATTCCGCTGCATAGCTTTCCACCACTTATATACATTGAAAAACCAGAGAAGAAGTCACCCTGCTCGTAAAGGTAATTCTTTCCAGAGTAGTTCAAGCTATCAGCGTTGAACATCATCTCTATAGTTTTTGCTCTAAACTCACCATAATTTATCAGATTGTTATTTGGTACGAGTATTCTTCCAGTTGTTCCATTCAACTTGACACTTGTTCCGTTATTGAAACCACCTGAGATAAGTGCGGGTTGACTATAGGTTATTCCACTGGTACTGTAGTTTCCATTAGCATCGGGACCAGCCGAACCGAAGTTTGTGCAGATTGTTCCACCTGTTTCATTGAATCTATACCACAAGACAGGAGCATCGAGACTGATAACATCTTCGAATATACCGGAAGGAGAGAATGTATCCGATGGTGTGAATACAAGACTGTCATCCGGTAACAAAGATGAACCAGTTGCCGCTTCAGTACCACTCTGAGAAGTAGTATAGTTACTTCTCTCATTGGCGTTCTGATTGTTATTTAAGTTTCTCCAATAAATGATTGGCATTTATCTTTTCCTAGTTACCATGTCAGTTTGAGTGATATTATTGAAGCGTCTCCGAGGAGAGAACCACCCACTCTTCTTATACTTATTATCACCAAATCACCCTGCTTTATATCGTGATGGGTTGGACTTAGTAAAGTTACAACTTCATCATCGACAACATTTGCAGAAGTAAATGTATGTGTAAACGATATTGTATTGTGTCCAGAAGAGGTTGTCCAGTTATCAGTATCAGACAAGTCTTCAACTGTTAGCTGGAAATCAGCGGTTCCAGTCAATGGGGCTGTCATCTTCATCTTGACATAGACGGTGCTTCCGAAGTTGAAGTTTTCAGACATCGGGAAGTTGAAGTATGCTACTTCAGAGCTTGATGCGAAGTCAACCGAGTCGAATATCATTCCACTAGCAGTTATCTTGCTGGACAAATCTGCACCCGAAATGGCTGGAAGAAGAGCCGATGCTATAGGAATAAGTTTTTCCGTAACATCCGGTCCAGCGCCTATATCAGCCGATATAGAAACTGTGAACGTATTCATAGGCGATTCAACGACAGTTATCAAACCGACACCTGTTACATTTATAGAATCTATTTTAGAATCAAGTCCACCCGAAATAGCAGCTACTTCAGCCCAGGTTATATCACCGATACCGCTGCCGCTTCCAGAGGTTTCCATGAGATAGTTTACATCAGATACTAAGTCGGAAAGAACTACTCCTGAATACTTTATCTTCTGAGCCTGTGACGAAGCATTAGGATCGACAATGATTATCTCACCCTCATGCGAGTCAACGATATTGACCGGCTTTGGTGTATCTAGAAGCTCTGCAAAGGTATCAACGGCGCCGGAGATGCTATTGACAGCAGTTAAAAGATAGTTGACATCGCCAACAAGCTGCGAGCCACCGGAAGTCTGTGATATGTCTATATAGGGGGCTGGATTGGTGAATACAACATCTCCACCCACAACCATCAATCCATCGCCTTCACCGCCTATCGCGGTTGGGAACGAATACTGTGAGCCGCTGACAGCAGCACCAACGGTAAGAATACCATAGACATCAAGATTTCCGTTGTGTTTAGACATTTCTGTTTTCCTTATTATACATTATTATAATATCACTTGTTATCTTCCTAACAAGTTCTTCCCTTGCAGTCATGTCCGTGCCGAAGAATCCGGCATCAACATCGGTATTTGGATTATTAGGTTTAGAAGGATCCTCACCATATTTATCAATAAGTAGGCGTCTGAAAGCCTTCATCGCATACTGCCCTTCTGGAGAAGCTACGAAATCGTTGATATTCTTATTTTCATGGTATCCGAAGTGTCTTGCAAGTTTCTGTAGGACTTCAGCTTGCACATGCATGTAGTTCTTCATAACGAAAAGCTCATATAGCTTCGCCACTGAGCGCATTTTCTTCCGTAGTGTCTCTTGCAATGGTACAGGCATATCAAATCCTCTACCATATTTATATAAAATAACAAATCCCAGGTTTTTAGCCTGGGGTGGTTTTCAACTATTTATTCGTATCAGTTTATTGCTATCAACTCACATGATAGGAGAGCGGATAAATCCTTTCCTCCAGCATATGATATACTCGAACGCAAATCTTCCTGTAGCTCGACAAGCAGATTGCTCATATCACCCTTGTAGTCTTGGAACAGCTTCTTACCCTCGACATGGGTATACTTGCCCTTATTATGCTCAGAAGCGGAGCCGTAGTATATACTCTTCTTATGTCCGTCAATTTCTATTATTTCACCACCGCTCTGATCGTATCCATTGAAGAGACTTCCAGCCATAACCATAGTAGCCCCACATGCAATGGCTTTGGCTATATCACCATGCTCACGAACGCCACCATCGGCTATAACAGGCTTCTTTGCAGCCGCTACACACTCTTGGAGGCAGGATATGGTTGGGCGGGTAAAGCCCGTCTTGAGCTTCGTAGTGCAGGCTAATCCAGGTCCAATGAAGAGCTTGCAGCAGTCAGCGCCCCACGATTCAATTTCTTCGACAGCTTCGGCTACAGCCATGTTTCCAACGATGAGGAACGAGTCGGGAAGTTTGTCCTTGATATACTTTATCATCTTCTCAGCCTTTGGTGCCCAGGCTGAAGCTATATCAAGTGTTATGTAGTCGGGCTTGAGTCTGGAGGCTACAATCGAATCAATCTGCTTGTAGGATTCGTCGTTGACTCCCATGCTTATTGATGTGAAGTATCCGTATGACTCCATATCCAAAATAAACTTGACGGGATCGACACCGAAACGATGCATGACGTAGAACCAGCCCTTAGAAGCCAAGAACTTACAAGTGTCAACACTAACTACGGACTTCATATTAGCTGGACACACAGGCATCTTGAAGCGTCTACGCCCGAATTCTACAGAGGTATCACATTGACTTCGACTTCCAACTACCGCCTTCTTTCTTGAAAGAAGGAAGACATCTCCGTAGTTATATTCTCTGCGTGGTTGCATATCCAAACTCCTTTTCCTTATTCTAAGGAGTTTGGGCAGTTATTCAATACACTCGTATTTCGTCTACGAATGAAGATCCGTCAGTATCTTGAGGGTTGCCGTAACAGGTTTTAGCCGCCCCATTACCACCAATTATCATAAATCCAATAGCGTCAATACTCCCAGCCGGACCAGTTATAGAATATTGTGTTGTTGTCTCCACCAATCCACCGCTCCAGAATCTTTCCGAGCGGAAGTTACCTATTCTAGAATATGTGCCACCGACAGCGGTTGCTTGTTCCGCTACAGAATACCATTTGTTATTAGCATGTGCAGATGCAAATATGTTTGCAAATGTTATGGTTGAAACAGATGTTGTACCACCTTGTATTTGTGCGGTTTCAAGCATATACCAACCATTGGTTACACCTGAAACACCGGAAACCTTGACAACCACGGTTATCGGCATTGTTGGTGACAACGCACACGCATTGTTAATAGCTTCTTGCTGCAACTCTGTCTTATATAAAAGAGATACGCTTGTCACACCGCTCAAAGAATATGATCCGGTTGGATCGGTATCCCCCGACTTCTGTATATCATATGCAAATACAATTTCGTGTTTACGGGGGGACCAGAATATTACACTGTCCGAACCCTGGGAACCAAAACCTCCACCGGAAATACACTGAACTAAACACCCCGCATCACCAATGTAAGCAGGTGGAGAGCCATTTGCGGCACCAAGCCATCTTTGTTTACTTGACTGTAATACTCTAATATACTGGTTTCCCGTTCCGCCTCTACTCATATAAACCTCCAAACCTTATTTATAAATTTGGAGTTTAGTCCAGCCCCTTCTATCCTGCTCATTCTTGGTGACGGGGTGTAGCGACGAAACAAACCTATTCTTACCGCCATCCACATTATGAATTATCTGTATTATCATCTTATCCATTGGAATAGTTGCGATACTAAAAGGTATCTCTACGGATACAACATTTTCGTTTATACTCACATCTATTTCTTCTACGCCATTCCATTTGACTTCCCACTGTGAATCTTTCTTTATGACGGTATATCCTTCTGAATTCTTGTCTGTCCAATTACCACCCTCATACTTGAGATATGTGACATTACCACTGAAAGGAATGATTATCTGATAAAATGTATTTGGACTGTCGGCATTTGAAATGTATACTTCAACACTATCACGCTCCCATGGGCGAACACCAACCGCCTTAGTGTCGAACATTCCACTTTGGAATACAAACTTTATGTATTCGTCATTGTGGACTGACCATGCGTATAAGTCGCTCTCACCGACACTCTTTCCCAAAGGTTGTAGCTTGGGGAAAGAGTAGCAGTCACCGACATTCAAAAATCTACTATACTGTGAGGTAGCCACGGTTCTCCTTTCGCTCTTACCCGTTGTAGGTGATAGTATCCAGGCTACTGTTAGCGATAGTAGAGCTAAAGCTATAAGAATAACAGCAGAGAATTTTGTCTTGAAATTCATTGTTATTCCTTCGGAAGAGACTGAATTTTCTTATGGATTTCTTCGCACTTCTTTTTTATCTCATCGTTCAGGGAGTTCACCTTCTCAGCAGTCTTTATATAAGTCTTATCTTGGGACATAGGCTTCAAAGCGCCCATAATGGACTTTCTTGCATTCCATAGAACCTTTCCTGGCACTCCCTTCTCTTCACCGACACGTGCGCGCTCGTTTCTAACTACCTGAACTCCATCCGGTCCCTCCCATGCCACTAACACAGCCTGCTCGGCATCTGCAAGTTGAATCTTCAATTCGGTGTTATTACTATCCGCTTTGAGTAATTCCAATATTTCCTTCACTTTCACTTTAGCCTTGTTATAGACACCCCAACGGCGAGCCTCAAGCGCACCCAATTCCTTCAAGCGAGCGTCATATTTCTCGGACTGCCGTTTATCCACAGCAGCCATCCTCGAATTTATCTGACTTTCTATTTCCCTTATAGTAGAATTTAAATCTCTAGTATTTCCTTCAATAAAGGCAGAATGCGATATACCTCTTCTCTTTTCCGATAGTGTCTTGAGGGAAGATAATTCAGCCAATAGCAATTCATATTCACGGCGAGTCTTCAAGCCCTCTTCTTTCTTCTTGAGAGTATTGAATTGGACAACCGTATCAAGGTATTGCTTTTCAACTGCAACGAGTATAGGAGCATATATGGCTTCGTCAAGCTGCCTCACCCTTCCTATAAGGAGTGCCTGCCCAACTTCCGTTCCAAGCTCTTCATCGCTAGTATTATCTAATATTTCTTTCACTTTTTGAACCAGTGTAGCAGGAGTTATAAGCGAAATGTTGTCGAGATTGAAATCACCGTTTATAAAAGCTGGAGCCTGCTCTTCGGAAACCTTTGCAGGTTCCTGCGGTGGTGTTATAGTAGGAGTCGCGGTAGGAGTCGGTTGGACGGCTACTGGAGTGTCCACCTTTTGTGGGACTGGCTGCGTTGCTGTTGGTAATGGATTCTTATCACCGCTTGTGATGTAGTATCCATATCCACCGACACCTACGGCAGAAACGAGTAGTAGAGTAGCCACAACATTCTTGAACTTCATAAAGTCTCCTTTGGATGACTTTATTCTACTCAACCCTAAAATTTGTCAATCACAGAAGTATTATTATAAGCAGTACTTGAAGTATACCAATAATTAGCCCAAGATAGAATCCCATGTTTATTATGGATTTCATCTCCTTCTTAGCCACATCATTTACCATCTTCTCAAGCTTTATCACATCAAAGTTTTCAATCTTCTCCCTAACCATATTATAAATGAAGTCGTTTGTCGAGGCTTTCATTTCAGAATCATCGGCAAGCCCATCTTTCAGAGTTTCAGAAACCATCTCTGTTAGAAACTCACCTATGATGCCTCCAATAAAAGATTTCTTATTACCAAGCATTGAATTGACTGTATTACCTATGACACCATTCAATCCACTAGAGCCACCTATCTTATCCTTTATGGAGTCAAAATTGACTAGCTCTTTAGATACTACTTCTGCTATCTTATGAGCCAACTCCTTTTGCTTCTTAGGTATCAACCCCTGAAATCCTAGAATTGGTTTCCTGGGATAGAAAAGCATCTTGACAGCCAGCCAGTTAGTAGCCCAGCTATGAAAAGCAGCTACAAGAGCGATAGAGGCGTACTTGAGATAGAGAATGTCTATCATATAGTCATCTGCTCTCTGATAGTATTCCTATGAAGGTTGGTTGAGTTTATGTCTTCAATGATTTGCTTATACAGATACTCTTCGAATGTATTGAGCAAGTCTTCAAAGTCTTTTATGTAAGCCGTGGCACGGATGCGTGTCTCTGAAGACTTAGACTTGGTGAGTATCAATAGACTCTCAACGAATCTCACAAAGGCTCCATCCATGAAGATGAAGTTGTTTATTGGCTTGTCATCTTTCTTGTTGTCTTGCATAGCAGCCGAAATAACCATCTTATATCTTTCGATAATGAAAAACCATCTTTCAACTGTTGGCTTATGCTCCCCCGGTATTGGACATCCTATAAATATCTCTACAGATGCTATGTCTTTGAATCTGGTATCGTCATGCACTTTCTGTGCATCGCTGCTGAAGGCAGTCTTGAAAGCGTCTTCAAGATAACCCGACCATCTTACAAGGGGATTGCGCTCTTCAGTCGTCATGCTTCTTTTCCTTCAGCGTATCAATATATGTCTTCATAGCAAGATAGCGAGCATCGCTTTTATTGCTCAACGGCAAGTTAGCATGTTCTATATCGGCTGAAGTCTCCAGTATCATGATACGAAGCTGTCTAAGCTGTTCTTTCTGCTCTTCCAACTTTATCTTGGCTACATTGTAGTCTTCTTCTATCTTGCTCTTTGTAGCATCGAGGAATTTTATGTCTTCCTCTTTTATACCATTCCTCGAAAGTCTTTCCTTTTCGACATCACACTCAACCATCATGGCTTTGTATGAAGATATGACTTTTATAAGTTTCTCTACAGAGCGTTCTGTCTTCACCTTTTCAAATTCTAATTCAGCCTTTGAGTTTGATGTCCCGATATACTTCTTGCTACGCAAAAACTTCTCTCTAACCCAAAATAAACCATCGTCTATTTTCTCCTTGTTATTCTTGTATAGCTTCTGTGGTATACCAAGAACGACACCAGCCAAACCCAAAAGTGTAACGGATATGAGGGTGAACATTACTTTCCTTTTTGCTCCTTGAACTTACGATACTTTTCCTTCATCTCAAATCTCTTGACGATGTTATCGTTGACGGAGTATTCGCTATGTCCAGTGTAACGGGATATGACTTCATTTGTCATGGTGCCGTATCCCATAACGGCAACCTTATCCAATCTTTTTTGCGATTCTTCTATTTCGTTCTTGTGCTTGAAGACAACTTGGGCTATCTGAGCTTGAGCCAGTCTTTCCTTTAGAACAGTTTTCTCATACGCCTTCAAAGATTCTTCACGGCTCTTTATGAGGGCTTCCTTCTGAGATATACCCTGAAGGGTTACATCTCTCTGTGTCTTCTTGACACCGAATTCATGCTTATAAGAATCTCTCTCATCCTGTGACAAGTCAGCATCATCTTTAGCGAATTCAAGAAACTCAATTTCTTCTTCAAGCCTCTTGAGTAGAGACTTGTCAACCGCAAGCTCGGCTTTATCGTTTCTGAGGGATTCCTTCTCAGCCTCATACTCAAGCTTTATATTTTCTTCAGCGTTTCCAAGTATCATACCCTGTCCAAACTTGGTGCGCATGAAACGCTTCTTCACAACACCGACAACGGCTCTAGCGGGGGCAGTATTTCGAGCAAACCAAGCAGCCAAAGCACCGCCTCCAACTATCAATGACTCAAATAACATTGTGTATCTCCTTGTCTATGTCTTTGCTGTATGTATCTATAATAGTTTGCAATTCCATGTCAGACATATCTTTTATATTATAGCATGAATGATATGAATTACTTTTACTTATTTTCTCACCGTCAATCTTTATATTCTTGAAATTTGTAACTGTATAGTTAGAATTCAAGGAATTGAGAATAAGTATTTGCATTTTACTCATTTCTCTATATTCACCACTATCAATATTCCATTCATCTCCCCTAAGTATATGAGAATGATTCCAGAATGCGTCTTCTACAAGGAATAGAGGCATATGTGAATAAAATGAATTTCCAAAAAGCTTATCTATAGCGTCTTTCTTGTCCGACAAACGATATACATCATCGACATCCAATCCGGTTCTCATAATCTGCTCAACCGTTTTACGCATAAATTCATCGGTTAGAGATTTGGGTCTTGTTATCTCGTAAAGTCCCTTTCCGGGTAAATGAGCGGTTGAATCCGCCTCCCATCTCGGATCCTTCTTCGGATAGTCATTGAATGTTGAGGCAAACTTTACATAGGAATCATCAAATCGTATATGAAACTTGGTTTTATTCTTCTTAGCATAGGCATGTGAATAAACTAAACCATACAGGTGTCCAATATGCATCTCACCCACAGGATTCACCGATATGGCGAATCTGGTTCTATTATGTTCAAACAATATAGTCATGCTTCTTTCTTTGGTAATATGTTTGTCCACATTTTAGATATCATTTCCTCAGACACCAACCAATCAAGTCCGTTGAATCTTTCAATATACTGACGATCATTGCGAAACTTTGTTACCACATCGGCTAAGAAAGAATACTGCTTATAACATATAGCATTGAAGAAGCTAGGAGTCTTGGAGTTTTTTATGAACCAACCAATGGAATCTTTGAAGAATACTATGTCATTGAATATGGAGTAGTGTTCGACTGTTATAACATGGCTCTTCATGGATGCACCACGGTGTAAGAGTCTTCCGTCAAAGTCAATACTCAGGACATTGGTTGGATTAAGAACTGCCCAATGGGCAAAGTTTCCCAAGCCGCTGTCTACCTTGTGAACTCCATCTTTTGCTTTAGCGTCCATCTCTTCATCAACCAGTCTTCCACCTGTGAAGGTTTCTTTATCTTTTATATTATAGATGTAGTTGCATAGGAATAGATTCATGAGGAATAGGTGGTTGTTTCCACTGTAGAAATCATAAGAGGTTTCAGCATCACCGTCAACGCGCTTTTTCCAAGCATTCACTACCATGTAAGCAGATGGATTACTGTCCATTGTAGTAAGCATATCATCTAATATGTTACTCTCAACGAAGCAGTCCGTATGGAGATAGAAAGCTTTATAAGTGGTATTATCCAAAAGCTTTCCGAATACATATGCCTGCTGGGATGCTTCGTCTGGTTCTTTACTTCCAATGACATACAAATCAAACTTATCACTAACCATTTCCGCGAGTGATGTAAAAAATTCATCTTCTTTGAAGTCGTATTTTAGAACATCGTTTACCGATACTATGACACATTGTATATTGTTGTTGTTCTTGTATAGGTTATGAATACATCTTAGTAAAAATAGCTGAGTACCCTCAACATAATTTATTAGAACGGCGTTGTCATAACCTTTTTTCAGTATAAGATCAGTTTGCATGTTTCACCATTCCTTTTATTATATCAATTTCTTCTTTTAGTTGCTTCCATGTTGGGTGGCGATTATTCATGAAATGATGTTCATCGGAAACCAGTCCGTCATATCCACGGTTTAGTAGTTTTCTCCCATTCTTATTGAGAATACCAACCGCACCTTCTGTTCCACCTAAAACCGGAATGCCGTATTTCTTCATACCTATAAACCAGTTATCAGTATCGTACATAGCATTCATAGATATCAAGCCAACCTTATATCTTTCAACCATTTTCTCAATATAAGGTATCATTCCCCTATTGGCTATATCGAAAGTATCGTTTCTTCTAAATGTTATTGGTAATAGGCATTTGTTCGGAACGCTTTCAAGTATATGATTGAATCGTTTAAGATAGTTTCCGATTATGAAAGGTTTGGCGATTTTCCAAGACTCCTTATCTTTATCATTTTTGAAGTCAATATATTTGTTTATTGATATGTTATTATCTTTCAACAACGATTGACTATGCTCATCACAAAAAGGAGATGGGTGCATAACCGAGTCAACCATACATGTTTCATGGTGTATCATGAGATACCAGGGCATATCCGTCACAACCCATTTATCTATCAATGTATTAGCTGCAATTTCTTCAGCCGCTTTCTTAGCCCACTCATCAGCAGCTTGAAAATTGTTTTGTTTCAAAGCAATTCCACTTGCACTTACGAATGGTGATATTGGCTTTTCCTTCCTCAATACACTTGGAAGTAAAGATATGATAGTGAAACCTTTATCTTTAGCCTTGTTTATAAATTCTATGTCAACTGATTCCCATATTGATATGGTGTCTATACCAAGAAACTTCAGCTTTTCTAAAAAGTCATCAGACTTTTCTTTATAGTATTCCTTGGATAGTTTCTTCCAGATGTGAACACATAGCATATATCAGCATGGTCCTGGCGTCGATGACCAAGTAGAGATGCCCGAATTGCATCCACTCTCAGTCCAACAGGTATTATAAACGGAATTGTATATTGAGTATGGAGTTCCAGATTGTGGTCCTATACAGTTCAATCCGGTGCCAGATGGAGCGCCCCACCCAATATTGGAAGCTCCCGCAACAAAGAACAATGCTCCGTCAACCGGATCACATGGGTTTGGACCCGGATCAGAGCTACTGGAGCTTGAGCTTGAGCTAGATGAGCTAGAGGATGAGCTTGAGCTAGAGCTAGATGAGCTAGAAGAGCTAGAGGATGAGCTTGAGCTAGATGAGCTACTGGAGCTTGAGCTTGAGCTAGATGAGCTAGAGGATGAGCTTGAGCTAGAGCTAGATGAGCTACTGGAGCTTGAGCTTGAGCTAGATGAGCTAGAGGATGAGCTTGAGCTAGAGCTAGATGAGCTAGAAGAGCTAGAGGATGAGCTTGAGCTAGATGAGCTACTGGAGCTTGAGCTTGAGCTAGATGAGCTAGAGGATGAGCTTGAGCTAGAGCTAGATGAGCTACTGGAGCTTGAGCTTGAGCTAGATGAGCTACTGGAGCTAGAGGATGAGCTTGAGCTAGATGAGCTACTGGAGCTTGAGCTTGAGCTTGAGCTTGAGCTAGATGAGCTACTGGAGCTAGAAGAACTTGATGATGGGAAGCAGCATATACAACAATCGTCAAGATTATCGAATACTATGTTTCCAGAAGTGTTTACATATATGTCGAAACACTTTCCAGGCTCAATATTTTTTATGAAATGAGTATAGAGAGCTTTTCCGTATACCTTATTGTAGTAATTTGTAGTTGTCCTCGAATACCATCCAATATCCTTGAAGTCTGGATGATCGACGAAGTAGCTTGTATTCTTATAATAATCGTTATACAAAGCTCCACTTATCTCACCGACATAAGCGGCGCCGGATGTGTATTCACTCAAAACATCAGTTGGTAAGTGGACTTTCCATTTCTCGTCGCCAACTGGAATAATCTCAGTTTCCCATGTTAGGATGTTGTCGGGATTGTAGATGTCAAGTGGATCCCTGATATTGTCGATCGGAAACTTCCACGCTATCAGTTTGATATCTTCGGTATACTCAGCCTTTATCTCTTTACCTTCTTTGACATCATCCGGAATACTGGCTTGAGGATAGTAAAGGTTTCCATCTATAGAGTGGCTTCGAACATTACAATTCTTGTATGTTCCGTCCAAGTTTCTATCAATTCTCGTTGACAGGTTGTATGAGAACCAAATGGTTCCGAAAGACCATGTATAACGCTCGCCCAAATCCCAGGTTTGCTTTGTGTCGTTTAGATATCCTACACCTACATTGTTTCCAATGTTGTAGTTGTTGAACTTTCCGTTATACCATGTATCAATCTTCAAGTCCTCGGAGTGAAGAACTGGAACCCCGTTCCCGGCAGTCTTCATCATAAGGTTCAATCCGTTTATCGTAACAAACTTATCGTCAAGATAATCTTGATCTACGAATACGATTTGATATTTGCTATTTGTATCGTTTGGTAGTTTTGGCGGATTTGGACCATACGGAACTCTTTCCGCTATTGGAGATTTAGTCTTGAATCCTGAAGCTTCTCTACGCTTGGTTACAATGTTTGCAAAAAGAAATACCTTAGCACAATCTTTTATCTCTTCAGGATAAAAGTCCTTATTATCAAATATGTAAGGATTCGAATATATGAACTCTTGTGTTGGATTGCCTGGATTACCAAGAAATAGGGGAATGATAACCCCCGTAGCCATCGTTGGATGGTCGGATACAGGGAGTGGGCTAAGAGTCGCTTCATCAATTCCAGAAGCTATTACAGGAGTGTCACTGGTATTGGCTATAGCGTTTTTAAACTCTAGCTCTTTTTCAGGATACGGAGAAGTAGTACGAATGGGAACGCTGTTCGCTCCATTCTTACCGAAGTTGCCTACTATTACCGGCTTTCGAGATCCTCTACTTCTCAGTGACATTTAGTTCCTCATTGTGGCGGCGGCTCCGCGGGCGCAGCAGTCCGCCGTAATAGGTGTTCCTCCGCCTTTTCCTTTGGTATATTTATCTTGAAGAAGAAGGGAATTTCTTCGAGGTTCGACAAGTCAAGTCCCAAGTCAACGCTAACGATTTCATCGTCACCGAGACGCTGCTTGACAAGATCGGTAACCTTCACACGAAGATAGTGCATGGAATCGGCTGTAAACTGCTTGGTTTGCTGAACATACTCAGTCAACACTTCCTGAATGCAGCGTTCGACTATCTTCTTTGTAACGGGATTGAGAGCCGTAGCTGGGGTTGGTGCCATCTGTCCCTGACTGATGGTTGGTGGTGTTTGATTTTCACTCATTGTAGATTCTCCTGTGGACTATATTATACTTTGTTTTTATTATAGTCCACCGCCCAAGTCCATCTCTTCTCCACCAGCATCGCCGCCTTCAGCACCGGCATCTGCTCCAGCATCTCCTTCAGTCCCAGCGTCACCGCCTTCATCTCCACCTTCATCTCCCACATCACCGTCAGCGCCAGCTTCATCTTCAAAAGCGGCTTCTATATCCGTGATGACAGGATAAACAGATATTCTGGACGAGCCTTCTCCCTGCTTGCCAGTGTAATCGTTTATGAACGTGCGGAACAATGGACTCTTCTTATATTCTTGAGATTTGATATTGTCCTTGATAAACTTATCAATTGACGGAGGTATGTCAGCATATAGCTTATTAAATGCTATAACGCCACGCTCGCCTTGTGGTTGGAAGTATGATATTGGTATCAAATTTGGACGAATCTTCTTCTCTTCTGAGAAGTTTATCTTGACTCCGAGAAGGAATTTGATAGCCTTCTTATTATCTACCCAATCCTCGCCAAAGGACTTATTCATAAACTTCTCTATCTTTTCTATAGCACTTGCTAAATCCTTCTTATGAGATATAACTCTTGGAACACCATTTTCATCGTTATAGAATATAGGTATATTTGAGTTATAGATGATTACTCGACGCTCACGCTCTGCTATCTGAGGGAATTCCTTACGAAGCTCCTTATTCTTCTGCATGTAAAGTTGATACTGATCTGGAGTCAATCTGGACTCTAATTCGTCCGCTCTAACGCCAACTCTCTTTTCATCGTCGGACATAAGCGACATTGGATCAATGCCTGCATACTTGAACTTGAAGCGAGCGAGACGAATGTTAGCATCTGAGGTTAGTGCATAGTCAACTTTTGGATCACCAGAGTCAGTGAATAGCTCCTGTATCTTGGCTTGATCGGACTGCGTTGCTCCAGCGCCCTCTGCGCCCGTTTCCTGCCCTTCTGGCGGGGTTTCTTCCCCGGCGGTGTCTCCACCCCCATCACCGCCCGTTTCGCCCGCCATGCTCTCTGCGGCAGCATCTACATCGTCTTGGCTAAACAAGTCTTCCCCACCGGCAGCTTCGGCATCTCCACCAGCATCGGCTTCAGCGTCATCAGCACCTTCATCTTCAGGAGCTTCAGTAAGAAGTCCGAGACGGTACTTGAGGCTAGTTTCAATATACTTAGTTATTTCATCCATATTGCTTTCCCAAGATAAAGGTTTCCCCTTTATTTATAAGAAAGCTTAGATGCGCTTTATTACCTTATAATCGTCGCTTGGAGTATATGTTGAATATATCCAAGTAACAGGAATAATAACCTTTTGGGCATCTTGGTAGTTCAAATCAACCTGTCCCATGTTTTGTGGATGCAAGTCTCTAAACTCAAACTCAAGAACCTTCTCATGGTGATTGTTGAGAAGTATCAACTTACCAGAGATATAGAAATTCTTGTAGTAGTCCATTGTGGTGAGCTTGTTGAACTCTTCGGGGTTGCTTGCAGCGTAGAACCAATAGAGCAGCATGCGGTATATGAACCAATGTTCGTCACCCATGACATTCGTATTGAGAGTTCCAAACTCAAGCTTACCTGTAATAGCCTTGAGGGCTGCGAAAGTAGTGTCGATAGTTGATGTGAAGAGATTCAAGTCAGGTAAAGTAACCGACTGAAGGAAGAGAGCGAAGTTCTGAGTGTCTTGGTTAGACTCACGAATGTAGTCTATACCGCTCTTGCTTATAGAGCCGATGGTTCCGTCCAGCTTGAAGCTTTTATCATTTCCAAACTTAGACATGAGAAACGACGAAGGTATTCTCTCAAGAACAAATATGAAGTTGTTGTTGTGAGCTTCGTTGAGTAATATCTCGTTGTTATTAACAAGCTGACAGGACATGTTATCTCCTTGGGTTCACACGGAAGTAATAAACAGCGACATCGGTGCAGTCCATGGTTCCACCCGGAGCGCCGGATGTTCCGGATGTTCCGGAAGTTCCCGAAGTGCCAGGATCGCCCGACGCTCCTGTTGTAGCTGGTGACGAACAATCATCAACTGAAGTTGTCATGGTAATCTCCGTGCGGAAGACTCCCGTTCCACAATCGCAAGAAGTCTTATAGCGATATGAATACCAGCCAACCTTGTCGGCTATTGGACACATAGCAGCATCAACCTGAAGCTCATTCTTCTCGTTGTATATCTTGATGTTAGTTGTGTCAGCCCAGCGGTAATCGTTTACCTGGGATTGAACCGTCATATCTGTATAGGGACGATTGGAGGCTATAATAGTTGCTACATCCCCACAATAAAAATCTATTGGTGCTACGGCTGCCATATTATCCCTTTCTGAAAAAAACATCTATGGAAGTACATTTTGCAAACATCACTTCTTGTATATGAGGACAATACTTCGTCAAGTCAGGAGTTCCCGTTGGAGGAGGAGTTGGGCTTCCAGTTATCTCGACACACTCACCCCTATCATACTTGTTTCGCCAGTGATCAATGCGCTTGTATGCTTCCTCGTTCCAACCGTCCCAATCAAATATCTTACCGCTTGAATGTGCCATAATAGTGATTCCTATATATATTTAGCGTTTCTTAGGTGGTTGAAGGTGTGTCATAGTTGTCAAATCTGGATTAGTTGCAAGACTTTCGAAACCATCCTTTATGCAAACCACATAAGAACCGGCGGCTGCACCTATGGCTCCAAGCGAATCTATTTGTCCCCAAATGAGCCACTTACCCGACATCATTCTATCAACAGATGTATCTATGTTAGCCGACTTGAATACAATATCTGCAAGCTGTCCTGGCTTTCTCAATTCATTCATAGTCATGTCCAACATGCATGACATACTTGAATGAATAGTATTATACGCATGCTCATTTTGTTTCATAGTCAACAATCTTTTCGGATCGTTGAATGAATGATGTCTAAACTGCGACCATTGGTTTCCATAATTGGAAGCATGCAATGAATACTGCCCCAAACCACTATAGCTTTTCCGGAATGTATTGTAATCAGATGCTACATATTTGTTATCTCTAATATAATCAAATGTCGCAAAAGTTTCGCCGGATAGCTGTCCGAAAGAAGATTTCATTCTACTAAAGTAATTGAATCTGCGATTCTGTATAGTGTTTGAAATATCATACTTGTCTGTCTGTCCTTCATTTATGTCTCTAACAGGTTCCTTTTCACCCTGAGCGGCGCGATTTGTATGTTGAGCAAAATGGCTTGAGAATATGTGATAGTCTTTTTGCTTCATAAGAGTGTATATAGACTTACACCTAAGTATAGGCTTATTACCAAACTTAGCCGGTGGTTCCACGTAACAAACATAATAAGGCATGCCGTCTTTGTTTACAGCAAACTTTCTAAGATAGTTGAGAGTTTTCATCGGGGTCCAATTTGGAATGAAGAAGTTTATCTTATCATCATCCGTATCCGCTGTCTGTTCAATATCTATCTCGTACCAATTCCTTATATTTGGAATAGTGTTGATAGTATCATTCATTATGTCATATATTGTCTTAGCACGCTTAGGGTAAGATGATTTACTTCCACCATCCCAGCTATAAGATTTGTAAACAGAGTTACATGTTAGAAAAGAATGTATTGGTGCTTCTATCAAAGAGAATTCCAATAGATTACTTCCTCTGTCCCAATCCTGCGGATTCTGTATCTCTCTAACATCATTGATAAAGAAATGTATTATCTTCTCGGGAACCCCATCTGGATGTATTGAGTTTTTATACCTTATTGATACAACTTCATTTCCAGTTAGAGGCATATACTCTCTGGAAGCGAATCTATCATGACATATCATTTTAGCAGTTCTAAAATACATATCTAAGGAATCATGTATCTGGAAGTTTATTACATCTTCACCTTTTGTAGTTTTGAAAAAGTCAATACTCTCATAGCTCTGAGAAAAATCCGTAAGACGGATTATGCCCACCGCATATCCGCTATTATTGACTGCTTCAAAAGGAGAGACATTAGACATTATCACTCTCACTAAGTTTCAAATTCCTCTTATCATATACAGACTTATAGAACAACATGTCTTTCTTTATCTGAGGAAGGTACGAATCTTTTATTATCTTGATAGTTCTGTTTTTATCCGGACCCGGAGTAAAATCACCAGCCAAAACATCTTCTAAAAAAGTAAACGGATTTGTGTAATCATTTACCAGTGGCACTAACCACCATAACTCAATTGTCTTATAATAAGTGTTTGATATGGAATAAAGTGTATCTTTAGGAGTTACTATATGATACCTGTAGATGTTATTGACAGCATCTTCTGGAAATACAAATGCTCTGTAGTTATTCCAAATATCGAGTATTGGAGTTGATATCTCGTTCTTATCATAATATATCTTAGGAAAGAGATTTGTAAAGCTATTTGCTGATAGTATCTGTTCTTGTGGCATATTTTATTCCATTACTGAGTTGAAGGGTAATTTTCTTTCTCAGCTTTTTTTCTTGCAGCTACTTTATTAGCATTACCGCCGCCTTTTAGAACACTGACAATACCATTCTGCTTAACAGTTCCATTTGACGTTGTGTTTAGTAGTGGCGAGTTTTCAAACATAGATATCCAGTCATCAGCGTACATCTTTTCTATAACCTTTATCTCTAATTCACACTTGGCTACCATTGGAATCGTAACATCCAAAAGTTGCTTCTGCTGTTTAGTTATACTATCCTGATTGACAAGAGTATAAGCCTTGACCCACGGACCCTCAAACGAATAACTAAAATTTGTTATAGCGCATACATTGTATTGAAAGAATCCAGATGAGTGCGTTACTCTCACATAGCTTGGCGGCTCAGATATGGCTACTCTCATCCCCGGATATGATGAAAGGAATGACAAAGCGGGAGCCTCAATTCCACCACCCGTATCATTCTCCTTAGCTTGTTCGGCGGCTTTAGCATCAATATTAGCGCCGATAGAGTCTTCAACAGGCTTACCATCACTTCCCGTAATACCTGTTACTCTTTTTGGATGCGACCAAGCGGTTATAGTCAATAGTGGAGCATATACATCTCTCACCCAATTGTCTATTGGATTCTCACCGGCAGCGGCACCACCAGCACTAAAAAGTATGAATGGTATCTTGAAAGAAACTTTATCAGTTTTCTGGTAAGTATCCTGCTTGTCGAGAGTTACCTTTCTTCTAGGTTGCGGAGCATTGTTACCGGCTCCCGCTCCAACATTCTGAGCAGTATTAACTATACCACTTGCAGCGTCTACCAATCCAGATATAGTATCTAATATTCTAGACATTATACCGTCACCCTCACCCCATTCGTGTGAGAAGTTAAACTTTAGCCAATCGGTTGTTGATGGAGCTATTCTCATAGTGAACAATTCGTTCTCTATCTCTTTCTGCTCTATTTCCATCTTAACTATACCGTCAGCGCCCGGCTTTGGCTTTATAGAAACTGGTTTATTCCCTATAAATTCTAGAATAACTTCATCCATCGCATTTCTACTCTCACCACTCTCCGGATTCATGATAGCCACATTTTTAAATTGTGGACCCTTCATAAAAGAAAGTTTATCGTTTATTTTTTGTGATCCCGCTCTTTGGATTCCAAAGGCGGAACATGCTTCGACACTTGGAACGTATAAATCTACAGATTTACTCTTAGCCGCACTAAATGGATCAGCCATTATACTTTACCCCCATTGAAAGAGTTTCTACTCATGAGCTTAGATAACTCAAATTGAGTATCTTGTTGAGTTGTTTTCCAACCTTGTCCAACTGCCCCAACAATATTCTTTTCCATCTTTTCCAACTTTCCTGCGAGGGAGTCTATTCCTTCACCTATACTATCAATACCCTTTTGAATATTCTGAGCATATTTAGGAACTTCCATTGAATCCGATGCTCCAGTTATGAAGCTGTTTATCTTCATCATAGTATCCATACCCATTGGACGCTTCGAAGAATCAAATGTTGTTATCTCGGATTCATTTTTACCGATAAGTCCTAATACTGGTTTGTCTTCCACATCCCCACTTATTATACTCAATAGGAGCTTAGTATCTTCCAACTTTCCACCGACGCCGCCACCACTTTTAGGAGAAGCCATTCCAGAGAGCATATCAGCGAAGATTTCACCGCCAAGCCAGCCTGGAAGGTTAGCCAATCCAGATATTATGGAATATACTACTGAATATATAGCGTCAAGGACAGCCTGAAGAATAGGCATGTATGGCTTGAAGTTATCCCAAAGAAAATTTACCAACGGTTTGAAGAACGGGAGGAATGTGTCAAAGAAGTCGTTTAGTATTTTGAAGAAGCTGTTACCACTTGAGCCGCTAAGTGGAATGACTGCTTCCGGACCGGCTTCACCTATAACAGCTTTAGTAGGTCCGGTTACTATACCACCTTCAGCAAACCAGTTGAAAGGATTGAGGGCGTCACCTATTGAACCTATTATGCCCTTTACACCGTCCAGCATCTTACCGGGTAAGTCTGTTACGAATCCCCATATCTTTTGAATACTTCCCCATATCCAATCAATTACAGACTTTACACCTTCCCACGCCGACTTGAATACTCCTATTATCCAACCAGAAACGATATCCCAGACCTTCTTAAAGGTATTCCAAACCCATGAAAATGTCTTCTTTATAAAGCCCCAAATCTCTTTACGGAAATACCATACGAATCCAACAATAACAGCAACGGCAAGTGCTATAGCTGTAAGAGGAAGTAATGCTATTAGAACGGGAGCCATCGCGATAGAAAGTGCTATAACTCTCTGACTGGCGTTTAAGATCCACATACCCAAATCCCACGCCATTTTAGCCGCTTTCCAAGCCCAATCCTTTGCAGACATTATTCTTTGCCAAGCTTCAAACGCAGCCGCTCTAACCCAACCGGCTTTATTTATTTTTCCATCTATAGTCGTTTGAACTCTAAAAGCCGAATCCCACAAATCCTTAGCCCTCTGCCACACAGCCATAGCAGTCATCTTCATTCCCAAATAAGTCAACACACCAACTATAGTTCCCAATATAGGATGCTTGAATATGAATTCGCCAAACTTCATCAACATATTCCAAACTGAAGATGCGATATCAGCTACAATCTGTCCAATAGCTGCCCAATCACCATTGAATAGGGAGTCAATGAGCTTGAATGCACCGGATACTATATTCCAAACTACTTTTACCGCCGCCCAAACGACAGGAAGATAGTCCCATATAAATCCAGCAACGGTTTTAACTATCTCCCAAATAGTTGTTACAAGTCCCCATAAAACCTTCTTTATGAAGTTACCAGCAAACTTCCAAATCGAATATATTGCAAGTAGCGATAGAATGACAACAGCAAGAATCATCAAAGCCACTGGTAATACTACAGTGAATAGAGATATAGCTATCGACGCCATCGTTGGTATTATAGTTTTCCACATCAAACTAATAATATTTCCAACGGTACTGAATATTGGCTTTATGAAGCTGAGTGGACCTTTTATAGAGGATATCCACTTATCCCACTTCTTATTAATTTTATCAATAGACCATTCCATCTGTAGAATCTTACCGCCAAAAGGATAATCTTTTAGCTTTCTTCTTTTTTCCTCTATTTTTACAGCATCAACAACATGTGAAGGTAACTCTTCCATCCCCGTCAACATCTGCAATTCTTTATCATCAATACCAGCCAATCTATCGGCTAGTATGTAAGAATTATGCTCGTTATCTTTTGTTATGTTGATAAGATGATTGTTTAGATTCTTATTCATCGAAATGACTTCCGATATAGAATCTTTTGTTACAAACATATCAGTCTTCATAGACTTGAGGTAGTTTATAACATCCTTTATATCTTTGCTATTAGAAATTCCAGACTTACTGAGAGTAGCCGTCATAGCCAAGATAAGAGACTCTTCCATCCCCTTATCAAGCTCTTTATCATCCTCAACAGACTTACCAGTTTGCATCATCTTGACAAGAGCGGCAACGGTATCATCCGTCAACTCACCCATGTCATTCTTGATTTCAGCAATCAACTCGTCACTTAGATATTTCTTTAGTTCTTCAGAGCCACCCTCTTCGAAGAATTTATCGGATACGCCTTTTTCCGACATGTCCTTCTTAATAGACTCTATTGAATCCTGAATAGCTTTTATTTTAGCGTCATCTTTAGCTTCGGTGGCTTTATTCAGTTCTATTTGGAGACTCTTCAACTCTTTTAGACTCGACAACACTTCCTTAGCTAGAGGATCCTTTTCAGCCTCTACCTTCTTAGCATTGCTGCTATGAATCAACTTCATAGCTGTCGATATGTCTATTCCGTCCGGCATTCTTTTTTACTTCTTGCTATTGCTTGGTGAATTCAGTCCGCTCATACTCCCACCCCATACATTTGCTATTGTCTTGCAGATAATCTCTACTGCCTTCTTAGCAAACTCAAAGGTATTCTTGATGAACTCATTCTTGTTTTCAAGCTCTTTCTCAAACTTCTTTTTAAAGATGTCTTTGTAATACTCGAACTCAACACAAGATAGTTCCTCCGCCTCCCATATATTTATAGAAGGAGAGGAATATATCAATAGCTCGGCTATATCATTAAGCACCTGTTGATAGGCGCTCATCTGCATCAACTGATAAAAAAAACGGCTATATTAGCCTCTTCTTCTGAGGCATGCCCACACTTTTCACACTTGAAGGAGAATGGCAGCTTGACACCGAAATCGGTTCTCTTGATGTAGTCAGTAATCTTATCAAGATCACTAGCTCTAAGGTTTTCGAAGAATTCTATACGCTCTTCTATCTTCATAGGGACTTCGGCGGTTATATCATTCTGAGACATGATTATCTTATGGATATAACCAGTCATCATGACAAACTGACGCTCGGAAGTTAGTGTGATCTTCTTGTCAAAGATAATCTTTTCAAGCTTCTTCTCATCCTCACGGCGGATTGGACCTAGAATGAGCTTAATAGCGCCCCCAGCCACATCTATACTGCTTCCGCTCTTAGGTTCCTCGTAATTTGTGGTTACGATACTGTCCATATTGAATGGTATATCTTTGTTGATATGCTCACACTTAGGACATTGGTGTGCTAGTTTAGCAGTATCACCGGCTGCGGCTCTACGAATAGCTACGAGAACCTGATATCTTTCCTGAATAGTCAAGTCATCAGTGCTTCTGTTATCTTCAAGAGTGACATACTTTTCTATAATGTCATCGAAGTTCTTTTGGATGAGCTTTTCATCCTTAGATTCGATAGCCTTGAGGATGTCCTTCTTATCACGGACTTTCATAGGCTTTATAAAAGCCTTTCTACCACTAAAGCATAAATCAATGGCTAGTTCATCACCACTTGGAGTTGCGTAAAGCTTCTTCAAGTCTGTCACATTGAACGACGGCTTATCATCGGACATATTGTGTCTCCTATATATTGTTATTATAATATAAACTTAGTTTATTCACTTAGGCTTCTGTAAGCCTGTCCACGCATACGGATTTATATTAGGAACTCTAACAGAATCTATAGCTTTATTAATACCAGATGGTAAAAACTTTCTTATACGGAATCCCAACGGTGGGGAATATCTTAAAGGCATCCAGTTTGCATAATCAAGGAAAGTGGCAGGATCCGGTGTGTTTATATCACCTTTCCTTCCGAACGGATTGATGTTTTGGAGGAATGAAACCAATGCACCTTCTTTACTTCTTTTCTCACCCTTTGAATTATAATCAACTTCTTGGTTCCCACCGGCGTCAATGAGAAGTTGCTTATCATCAGAGGTATTGCTGATAGTTGCTTTATTAATTTTGAAATCAGATAACTTAGTATCCCAATCAGAGTTACCGTTAGCGGCTTGTTTAGCTACACCAGTATCGACGGTGATGTGAGCTTTATTAATTTTGAAATCAGATAACTTAGTATCCCAATCAGAGTTACCGTTAGCGGCTTGTTTAGCTACACCAGTATCGACGGTGATGTGAGCTTTATCTTTCTTTAGATGTGAAAAAGATTGACTATCATCAAACGGCTCATTGTTATGCTGTTTAATAGCATAATTTGGATCACTTATTCCGAAATTACTTGGAAGTGTATCATTATCTCCAACATTAGTATTTATTATATAATAATCATACGAGAATGTCACCGAAAAAGTTGATATTTCTCTGCTGGATTGATCTAAATTTACTTCACCGACTCTTGATGGATATAAACCAAAAAACTCATATCCAGAAACAACATCACCGTCTTTTGATAGCTGAAAAACTTTGACACCGCTTTTCTTATACGAACCTGCTGTAAAAGGTATCTGTCTTATAGGATCATATATTAGCGATTGCCACGCTAGGAAATTATGTCTTAGCTTTTGATACTCGTCACAAATGAAAGTCACAGTCCAATCATCAAATGTCATATGACCAGCCATCTTATATTTAGAACCTTGGAATTCAAAACCTTTATCTTCCAACGAACACGGCGGAAGTATAGTAGATTTAGCCAACATAGTCAATTGTTGAGAACTATCACTTACAGGCGGTATATCTATTTGAAAGAAGTAAGACCTAGCAGCATCACCTACGAGCGTGCGAAAGGTGTGCAGATTTATACTAGCCGCACCGGGCTTACCTCCAGTTGTACTAGACGGTGGAGAGTTATCCCCACCGCCAGTATATACCGCCTTAGATGTGCTTCCCAAGGCTAATAAAGGCATTATTTATCCTTATAATGGTCCACTCGTTGTAACACCAACAATAGCATTCGAACCCATGAATGGGATATCTGGACTGAATGCATCGGCTGGGAATGTTCCGGCAGCGACATCTGCTCCACCGCGGACGGCGAAGTAATCATACGAGAAAGTTACAGAGAACTTCTCCGGATCCTGAGCGCCGTGATCCAAGGTTATTTCTCCAACTGTCTTTGGGAATAAACCAACAAACTTATATATGAAGGTTCCCTGTCCTATACGATTCAACTGAGTAACAGTTACGTTGTCAGCCTTATAAAATAGTGGTGAACCTGCAACCTGACGCTCTGGATCGTATATTGATCCCATCCACTGTAAGAAGCGGAGGCGAATTTCGTGAGCATCGTCAACGAGGAATTCACAGTCCCAATCTCCACCCATTTCAGCGGAGGTTGCTACCTTATACTTCATTCCCTGGAAGTCGATATCGGCAGTTCCAATTGTATAGGCTGGGAGCTTTGTTGTTCTTGCGAACGCTGTCATTTCTATATCATCAGAACCAATTGCTGGAATACTGACCTGAAACAAGTGTGGTCTTGAGTGATCGCCAATAATGGTTCTGAAGTTATAAAGATTTCTATTTCCTGCTGGGAATGGCATATCTGCCTCCTGTTTCTCTTATTATTTATTAGACTCCCGATGATTTGCCGACAACCTCGGAGAAGCTTACGCCAGTCGATACTGCGGTGAATATCAACTTGATAAACTCTATTACACGATTTGGCTTGACGAGTATTTCAGCAATAAACTCGTTTCTATCAATCACTTCTGGTGTGTTGTTAGAGCTATCAGCCACAACGAGATAATCAGTTACGCCACGACGAGCCTTGATTTCGGCTAAGAATCCGTTGACGAGACTTGAGAATCTTGCTCTTGTAACATCGTCATTGAACTCGAAGAGGAAGTAGCGAGCCAACTTCTCAATCGAACGCTCCATGTGGAGGAAGAGTCTACGGACATTGATACGATCGAATGCCGAAGGCTTTGCCTGGAGTGTCTTCTGTCCCCATATAACGATTCCCTGTCCAACGAAGTTAGGAATTGGGTTGATACGGTTGTAGTAGAGAACATCTCTCTGAGCTTTGTTAGGATTGAGGGCTACTCTGTTGATACCAGAGATGATACCACGATTCAATCCTGCTGGTGCCCACCATGGGTCGTACTGGAAGTCTACGCGGGCGATGACTGCACCGACATAGCCGGTAACAGGAACCCAGCGGAACTTCTCATTGTAGAAATCGAATATCTCAAAGTATTGTCCGTATATAGCGGAGTAGGACGAATTGATATTCAACTCAGTGTTGACATAGGTTTCCATGTTTGTGTAAACTCTTGCAACTGGCTTTGCAGTTGAAGTGTTTATCATCTTTCCAACTGGCACATTGAGAAGTGCCATGCAATCCTTACGGACATTCTTGCAGATATCGTCAAGCGAACGCTTGAGGATAGTTGGATAGTCTGGATCAAGAAGGATGTCTACTTCGAGTTCTTCCTTGTTGCAGAAGTAGGTTCTCCATCCGAGTTCAATCTCACCAACGAGGTCGAAGAGATTGTCGGTAAGAGCATCTGCTCCACCAAGCGAGCGAAGTCCAGTCGAGAAGATATCATATCCAGCAGCCGAGTCTTCACTTGTTCCGATGAAGAAGTAGATGAAGTTCGAGTTGCCGTTGACAAGCTCTGGACCAAACATCTTGTTTCCAAGAGCGTCACGCTTTTCCTTCAACTTCGAGCAGAGGTACTTCTCCTGCAAGGTTCCAGCCGAGTATACCATGAGGACGAATTCATCCTGTTCAGCGGTAATCTCTGGACCGTATTCGAATGAAGTCCACTCTTCAAGCAATCCACCGACAACTTCCCATTCACCAGTCGATGTCTGAGAAGGAGTGAGGATAAGCTCATCACGGAGAATGCTGTTCGAGAGGTAATCTCCAGAATCTTCGAAGATTGGGCTTGAAGTTGATGGTGGTGTCAAACCGCCCCATACTTCATATCCAGGGTCGCCAGAAGTGGTGCCCGGAGCCGAGCCGTAGTAATACTTGTAGAGGATTGCCTGAGTTTCCTGAGAAGTAGCTGCCTGGGCAAGCTCATTCTTCAACTCGACAAGAACTGCATAGTCTTCAGCGTTAACGATGCTGACTTGAACGCCTTCGTAGAAGGGTCCAGCACCAACTGCCCAAAAGTGGAACGATTCGTTTGCGAGAGCATCGTTGTTGGTTGCTCCGAAGACAGGGTTTCCACCGTCGAATGCGAGTGGGGTAGTGTCTGGAACGTTGTCATAGGTTGCTGGGAAATACTTGGCTTCAAGTGGGGTTGCCCACTCACCAACAGTAGATCCAGACAAGCCAATTGTCAAACCAGCACAAAGGGTATCTTCATTCTCAACACGAAGAACCTGAAGCTGATTAGAACCTTCAAGGAATGCCTTAGCGGTGAAGAAGTGAGGATAGTTGACGTTATCGGGTTCGCCAAATGTATCAACATAGTCCTTTTCGGTGTTTATTAGAGTTCTTACGTTCAAGGGTCCACGACTAGATGCAACAACTATAGCACCGACAGAGGAAGTAACCGTAGGAATACGGAGCGATACATCGCGTTCGATAATGTCAACACTTGGAGAGAGATTTGCAGATCCAGCCATATTTTGCTCCTTAGTCTGTTCTATAGTATTTATAAAGGTTTACTCTTGCCTTCAAATCTATTTATTAGTTCCTAGTCAATGTTATTTATATAACTTCGAACGAGGACTTCAAGATATTACCCAATACCAAGCTGGTTTCGGAACCCCTCTAATTCTGGATCAAAATCAAAGTTTCTAGCACCCCCGGTTGCCTTCATAAAACTCTGCATAACCTCTTCATCACTCTGCTGTTCATCATTCATAGGAGCGGACTGGACATTCTTACTGAGCATAGAGTGTAAATGATCTTCCCAATATTTAGAACGGAGAGCGTATGCAGCCCAATATCCACTAGCTACAATATCATCATGGAAGCTTCTACCCTGGCGAGCCTGGAATACACCAGTCTTTACCTCTTCGAAATATGAAAGCTCAGTAACCATGTCGGAAGAGTTGATTATCATCTTCTTTTGCTCGACATCTTCCTTGAAATATGAGAGGGCTAGTGGCTTAGTCTTTACGGAAGCATTTACCCCATACTCACCCTTATCATAGTCATACCATGTATTATCGTAACCATCTTCAAAATACATGTTGTGGACTACAGTGTGTCCAAGGTGGTTGTTTTCGACTATGGCTACAGCGTTGTTATATTTCTTACATATCTCGATTATCTTGTCTTTGAAGTCAAATACAGATATATCATTACGACGGAACATGGCTACTTGTTCGTATGTTCCTTTTGTGTGCCAGTCCGTAGCATCAAATACATTAGCTACATGGAAGTCGGTGTTGGCTCCTTTAGCCACATCGCATGAAACAAGATATAGCCTATTATGGACTGGCTTCTTCCACATATAGAAACCTTCCTCTGGATAGAAAGGAGGTTCGACAGTCTTGAGCGATTCCAGCACTTCACCATCTATGAGAGTATAAGAAGAACCAGTAAAGGAGACATTGTATTCTTGTTGAAATTTAACTTTACCAATTGCCTGTATCTGAATTTCTTTCCATTTTTCATCCCTGTCAGGATGGGCGTGCCAAGGAATCTTCATGGTTTTCCACGCCGTATTTTTTGCGGATGTTGCACTCTTCCACAATTCATAGAATTTACCAGCGGTTCCGTTTGGAGTAGATACCACTATGATATTACCACCAGTGGAAAGAGTAGGATAGTTAGCAACCCAAAATTGCTCAGCTATGTTTTCAGCGACGAACGCAAACTCGTCGAGAAACAGTAATGATACCGAATCACCACGAATAGCGTCTTGTGAAGTGGCTCTTGCGAATATTCTACTTTCGTTTTCAAACTTCATTTCCAACTGATCATACTTTTTTACCCCAGGTTTCAACCACGCCGGAAGCATCTCATAGCCCTTTTTTATATCATCAACTATACCAATAGCTGTGGATTGTTTGTTAGCAAGTATTGCAATATTTTTTGATGGGTTGAAAATAGAAAACCAAAGAAGATAAATGGAGGCGCAAGTTGTCTTACCAAGCTGACGGGCTGCCATTATGAGATTCTGGCGATTATTACGCATGTTTTCCAGCATTTCACGCTGAAATGGAAATAGCTTGATAATTTCTTCTCCGCGTACAGGATGTATAATAGTATAATATTTCTCTGCGAAATACGTTATATCGCTTGCACATCTGGCAAGTTCTTGAAGCATATGAGCAGTAAACTCAATTTGCCTACCCGGTTTTACAATGTATCTATCATCATATTGAATTGGCATTTGGTTTCTCCCATATGTATCTTATTTTACCACAATCATATATTTTATAGTATTTCCCACATCTAAAAATGGCTTCTTCTTCTGTTTCGCCTTCATTTATCATATTCTTTTTTTGTAGCTCGGATTTACGGAAAGCAAAACGATGCCTCCGCATCAGATTGCATTTTTCAACATAAAAGTAACTCGGAGAAGAAATTCCATCATTTCTAAATCCTAATACCTCATACATATTACCGTTTGAAAAAGAGTTGTCCGCATAAGAGACGATGTTTGTAGGCAATTTATCCTTTATAAAATTACTGAGAAGTCTTGATGCTCCACCCACAACAACACTATTTAAAATAGTAGCATATCTGACCAATTCCCACTCGTATTTTTTACTTTTTGTTGCCTTTGAAAAAGACATCAAGGCAACCAGTGTTTTATTATAAAAAAGACCGTAAGAGATACTTGATGAACACCACCCTTGAATGTGGTTTTTATTATAAAATTGTTTTTGTAAATAAACGTCTCCAACTTCACCTATATCACATTTACGGGCAAATATTTTATTATCAGTTTTACCTAATATATTTTTTATTTTATCTTTTATAATGTCTTGTTTATGTATCCACTCATCTTCAAATATATGAAGGAGGCGTATACCATTTTCTTTGCATAAATTTGTTTTATTATAATGATATTTAGCGTTTTTATACTCTGATGAATGCCAGAATACTCCGTTAAATTCTATTGCTAACTTTTTATCCGGTAAGAATATATCTATTTCCCCATCTATAATATCTCTGTTATTTCTAATAACATCAGAATCATATATACTTCTAATGAAATTATATATTTCGGTTTCTTGTGAAGAAAACGGAGCCATTTTAGGTTTACAAATACTACACGGGCTACTATTTACAGCAAATCTACTGTATATGAATTTAGTAGATTGCCATTCTTGATTGCCACAAATATTACAAATGTAATTAGTTCCGCAATTTTTATGTTCAATAACTTTTAATTTATGTTTAGAAAACTCGTCTTTTATATATGCCGAGTATCTTTCTATTTGGGAATCTGATATTTTTTCAGAGTTAACATAATTAATATTGCCGTATTTAGAAAATTTTGTATTTCTGGATTTATCCAGTATTGCTAATTTCTCTTCCTTGGGTTTTTCACTCCAAGTCTTTTTGAATTTTTCTCTATTAGTAAAATTAGAGTCGCCATATTTTTCAATCTTTGTAAGTTTTGCTTTTTCTATATTTACAAAATTTTCATTTCCATATTTTTGTAATTTTGTTTCTTTTATAGTGTTTTTTATGCTTTCATCATTCATTCTACAGAATAGATTGTTGCAATACTTGTGATAACCTTTAGTTATGCTAATAAATCCTTTTTCATTTCCGCACTTCTTACATATGTTTTCTTTATTAACCATTAAGTAATTATCGTAATATTCTTTACCACTAATATTATGTATTTTTACCAAGTGGTTTGAAACAAAAACTTTATATCCAGTATATTTTGTCTTCTCACCACAGTGCTTACAAACTATACCCTTTTCTAAATGTTCCCTCTTCTTGTCCAAAAATTCATTATTTTTCTTAACTATTTCGTCAACGTCGGCAGAATTGAATAAAAACATTCTTCCTTTTTTTGTAAAAGGTAATTTTCCCACTTTTCTCCAATAGTCAACTGTCTGTGGTTTGACTTTGCATATTTTTGCAACATCACCTGTTGTAATAAGTTGTTTATCCATATACTTATTTATATCACAAACCAAAATTTTTCAATGATATTTTTTGGATTACTCAGTATCCTCTGAAAATGGTGTTCCTGGCGACTCTCTGTTCTTCTTTTCCTCTTCTACAATAGCGTCTACTTCTTTAGCATTGTCAAAGCCTTGATTTCTAATAGCCTTGAGAGCGTCTGTCATAGAACCTATAACCAATATATTACCACTACCATTTGCATTAGGAAGATTTGCAGTAGCCGACTTTTCCTTGATGTCTACTTTACGCTTTTCAAGCCCGAGTTTTATCTTATCATTCTCAACATCACCAAGCTGCTTGACGGCTGCCGTTACTGCGTTAGCCATAGCTGACATACATTCAACCGCTCTACCACTTGGATCTTGATTCATCTCATCCTGCATGGTTCTCAGCGCAGTCAATCCTATGGTTGTCAACTCCTTAAGAGTTTCCTTTATGAATTTCTCGTCGCCACCCTCTTTCAACTTCTCCAATCTGGCTACTATTTTGTCAGCCTCTTGCTTACGCTCCAGATAACGCTTGCGATTCTCTTCATCCTGCATACCCTTTTGCGTCTTGGGGGAAGGACCGGAATCAAAGTCTTTCATCTGATCAGAGATGTCGAGAATCTTATCTATTTTGTCTTTTGATATTTTACTCATAGGTGTCAACTATTATTATACTGATTATCTAAACCGTCCTGCACATCTTTATCTGGAACATTGTAAAGATAACCGTTTTGTGGTGTTTCATTTGGATTTGGTGGATTTGGATTGGTGCCAGTGAGAGGATTATCTGGATCCAATCCATCGTGATATGTCCAACCCATATAATCTTCCATGTTCTCGTCAAACTGAACTTTATAACTCCATATCTTCTTATCCATGTCGAGATAGTTGGGGGAACCCGAAACTTCTGGAATTGTGAATGCGGATATTTCCGTACCATCGACATTTGGATCGACTGGATTTCTTCTGGACATATCTGCACCGATACGAGTGGTGATGCGCTTGATTGGTTTACTAATTGGAAGCTGCGGCTTGTAGAAATTACACTCCATCTTGAATGTGAGGTTACACTGGAGAACTCGTCTGTCAGGATCGGCTAGTTCAACAACGAAGTTTGGGGCTACGGATTCAAGAACAACTTTTACCTGTCTTTCATTACCTATACCACGCTCATAGAGAGATACGGGAGCTTCAGGATTGAAGAATGGAAGTATGTTCTCAAGTATCTGAGCCATATCGTCCATATACTTAGTCCACACAGTTAGCTCAAAATTCAAGTCATATGGAACCGTCTGCATATCCATGATAGCTTGTGGATTTTCTTGATCCTCGTAATCTACAATTATTCTTCTTTTCTCTAACTGCCCACGCTGTCTTTCAGTGTTTCTTGACAATCCATTCCAAGCAATAGAGATGCGGGGAAGAAAGTTTGGTGGTGTCTTATCTGGAGTTGACGGATCGGCTATAAGTTCTGCTACGACTTTTTCTTTAGGAGCGAGTGTTACTGGAACAGGCTTCCAGCCAATAGCTTTACCATCTTTGTCGTAGTTTATTATAGACATCTCATTGAATATGTCGGAGAATGCACTAATATGCGTCCAGAGAACTTTATTGTAGAAAGTAATTGTACATAAAGTACTTACCCGCCTTTCAGAACATTATTAATTACGCTCTGTATTCTGTCCCACGAATACGAGTATGGTATTTCTACCAAGTTAATACCTACATCATTGCAATATTTTCTTAAAGAGTTGTCACGCTCAACTTGTTTTTCAAATCTAGTTTGTCCACCAAAATATTCAACTGGATGGTAGTGCTGCTTACCGTTATATTCTATGACGGTATTTTTTGTTACTAAATAAAAATCAACTATAAACTTTCTATTATTGGTTTTTATTTCTTTGTGGTACTCAAAATTTTCATTGTTTTTTTTTAATAAATTTAATATATCTTTCTCTCGTTTATATGTCTTTAGATTTGGATTTCCGTAACCTCTAAATATGTTGTTTGGTAGACATTTCCAAATATCTCCAGTTTCCAGACACACCCACTCTATCGGAGTATCTTTATCTATGTAATTACCTATTCTTTTTATTTTTCTATTTTTCATTCTCTCATCAATTACTTCATTTGTTATTTTAATATGATTATGTTTCCCGTTCTTTTTATAATTGGAAACCACATTTGCGGGAGTGTCCATCCAAACATACCCATTAGCGTCCATCCATTCAATTGAATGGTTGGCTGTAACATAATCTCCTATTCTAGTTATTCCGCTATTTTTCAATCTGCTATCAATTATACGATTGTCTAATCTTCTTTTTCTATTATTACACATTGGACAGATTTGTTTACTATTCTTTATTCTTTCAGTAATACTACATAGATATGTATAAAATTCCTCTTTACATTTATTACAATAGAATTTTATCTTACTAGCATTATTAGTATAATCACCAATTCTAACAACATCAAAATCCGATGTCAACATATCTATATATTCATTATCTCTTTTATTCATATATGTATTATTTATAGTGAATACTCCCACTCCCCTAAAGGGAGTGGGCTTCTAGGTGGAGTTTCAACCACCAAAGATTATATACCTAATCTTACCTGATTTGTTTTTGTTAAGTTTCTTTCTACATAAGTAGTTGTATATTATAGAGTTATAACTCATCTTACTTAAAGAAATATACAATATATTTTTTGTTCAACTGTATATAGTTTTACGAGTAGGACAGTCACTTCCTAACCGACGAGTAGGACAGTCACTTCCTAACCAGTTGTTGGACTTATTGACTTTGCCACTAACCTGTAGTATTGTTTCCTACTCAACCTGTCTATATTGCTTTTTTCAAAGAACTAAATATATTATATCACTTATTTTAGAAAGTTAAGTACCGAGTTACCCACCATTCATCCCATCGGCTAAAGCCAATGGGTTTTCTGGTGGAACGTTGATAAAGTTATTTGTCTTACCATTGTCCCCAATCTGGTTTATCTTTTCCACTCCTACTTATTATACCACGTCCTCCAGGCATAACTGGATTTCCATTCTCGTCAACACCATCGGCTATTTCTTGAATAGCTTTGTTGTCACCGTGATATGCACCACTCTTATTATCCTGAGTAAGCCCTGGAACCTTATACTTCTCTTTTATTTCACCATCAACATTTACCAAGTCTGCTGGAGCATTAGGCAAGATATTACCCTCACTATCTGTATGCCCGTAGCGTTCACCGTCACCAATTTCAGCAGGAGATATCTCACGCTCCTTGCAGATGACAGTATAAGTTGTTCTGTGTCCGAATATGTTTCCCTGAACACCGAGAGTTGATTCAGTCACATGCATAATCTCAAATACTTGAGTTGTCAAATCTTTGACGAATGTAAACTGATCAGAAGGTAATGGCTTTCTCCCAACAGTGTCTCTAAATGACTGTTGATGAAGATGCATAGTAAATTCAACCTTATTCATCATACCATACTGGTTGAATAATACATTTTCTTGGACGGTTCCACCTTCGATAATAGCAGTAATCATAACTTTGCGTGGATACTTCTTATTAGGGTCTTCGCCAAATATCCTATCCCTATTAGGGTCAACTTCGGCTGGGAAATACTCAACAGGTATACCATAGATATTGAATATCTCGGTTGCTATGTTATCATAGAACTCAAACTCAGCGGCGTTTGCCATCGCCCCTTTGTATTGATCCCAAAATTGTTTCTGGTCTAATCCATTAGTAGCCATTTCATTTCCTCAACCTTATTTATAATTTCAGAGTCATTTAGCCAATATGGTAATTCTACTAATAGTATTTGATTTTCCTCGCAATATTTTTTCACAGCACAGTCTCTAACCTTCTGCAACTCAAAACATTTTTCCGCTCTATCATAACTCATGCCACCAAACCTTACAGGTTCGTAGTGCTGTTTACCATTATACTCAATTATTATCTTCTTTTTACCTTCTATGAAGAAATCTACTATATATCTCTTTCCATTGTAAAAGATTGCCTTTCGATAATCAATAGTTACTAAATTAGTAACTATAAGCTGTGCGTGGCATAAATATCCTCCACACACTATTCACATAAACTATGCAAACCAGAAGGGTCTAGCCGGATAATTGTATTTGTTATCCTCAATCTCCTTTTCCAGCTTCTCCTTCTCTTCCTTTCCTTCTCTGATATAGAACTCACCATTGACGGTTGCTCCACCTGGGAATGTTATGCCGCTATACTTCGATACATTGTAACCACACTGAATCTTGCAGAGAGCGGCTATATATCTTCTTATCCAGATGTTGTCAAACAAAACAGCATCTTCTACTCTTGTCCAAACTGGAAGAATAACTACACCAGTAGCTTTAGGAGCGGGTGATAAGCGAACCTTTCGACTTTCTTCCATGAATTGAACATCCATCTTGACAGTATAACGCTGCTTTATCATCTCAAGGTATTGTAGCCCCAATTCGTAGCCTACTAAGTCAGCACCGCCACCCGCTCCACGGGTTCCTTCACCACCTCTGGAGCCAAATGAGTTGAACTGTCCGAAGGAGCCAGGAGTCCACATAGAAGTGCCTACAGAGCCAAATCCAGCCCCTTGTAAGCCACCGATGCCCGAAGACATAATACCGAGTCCAGTAAGGGCGAAACCTCTTTCTAGGAGGGGTTCTGTAGAATACTGTTGACTCTGTGTTGTTCTTGATGCAGCCATAACATCACCAACGGCTAATACATTTCTCGGAAGCTGATACTCTTGCTTATATACTAAGAAAGGTTCGGCTGATATACCTAAGCATAATCCCGACTGATCTTCGTATTGCCTTGTTTCAAACTGATAACTACCATCCTCATTTAGCTTAGTATATTCAACTGGCTTAGTCTCAATAATAATGTAATTCTCTTCATGTCCAGTTCCACCAGCATGAAAAGTATAGTAGTCAATAGCCTCGTCCATGAGGTTATCAATCTGAGCCGGATCAATCGGCGGCTTGATAGCTGGCGCTCCAAGAATCTTATAAATCCAGTCAGTTAGCGATGCTCTTGTATTGACTTTCATATGTGTCCCTCAACCCTTATTTATCAATCATATGAATGTCTAAAACATTATTATAAATCTTTTATTATTGAAAAGAGGAATTTATAGAGAGCCATTCTATCGTCTTCTACCTGAGAATAGTCTATTCCAGCGGTATCCATTATCTTTTTCAACTCATGTTTCTTGACAAGCATCCACTCTCTAGGAGTCTTGGCTTTGAGAGCCTTTAGTGTCTCAGGATCGAATCCATGTATGGTAGATGGCTTAGGTGGCGGTTCTTTCTTGAACATGATGCATTCACAAACTGACCAATGAACAGGACTACCATACGAGCCACCGAAATGATACTTTCCACGCCCATGACACTTCGGACAATTCTTATCAGCGTGAGGACTATCAGGTGGCTCTTCCGCGTCTGGAAGTAAAAATCCATCTGGCTTTATACTCTTGATGACTTCTTCAGTTGGAGTATTTACTATATTAAATACATTTCCAGTTTGTTCTATGGTGAAATCAACTTTATTCAGAGTATCACCAAAGGATTCAAATTGTAAGCCGGGTAGTCCGTCAAACATCTCATAATAACCAACTATACGCTCACCCTTTTTCAAGAAAATAATTTGATTGTGTATATCCTTGAGCTTTATAACACCATCTGTTACTTTTCTGAATATTGCTGGGCGCATATTTATCCCTTCAGAGGTCCGAGCTTATCATTGAATTCATTGACACCATTACCAATTTTTTTCTGTCTCTCTTTAGCTTCTTCTTGGAATCTTATGAGGTTTTCTTTAGCTCTCTGGACGGCATCTTTCTTCTTCTCTTCAGGTAGCTCTCCAGCATTGAGCTTACTAATCTCTATCTTTAGACGCTCATATTCTTCCTCAAGCTCTTCACGGCGCTTTCTAAACACTCCAGATAGACGGACATCCATGTTAGGTCCTGACATGGCTTCTAGCTTCATAGTAGCTATAACTATGCCCTTCTCAATTTCTTCCATTTCCGACTGTCTTGTTTCAAGCATGAACTTTATGAGTTTGTCTTTTTCGTCTCTTGTCATATAAGAATCCTTTGAGGTATTATATCATTTATTTTCTATTATATATCTTTTATGCCCACAATCATAAACCCTATATAAACCCAATTTTTCAGACAAGACAGCCTCAGTGTCATATTCGGTAAAATCTATATTAAGGGACAAACACTTCTTTATCAACTTCTTTTTATCAAATCCAAACTTATGTTTTCTACACCATTTCGTATTAGAACCACAATACATATAGTCAACTCCGAGTATTTTATCCTCCAAAAATCCTATCTTTTTATAAAATTCACTATCCCCCCACCTATTATCAGAAAAAGTCACTATTTGTGTCATTGGGTGTAATTTTATAAAATTATTCAAAAGCTTCCCGGCTCCACCCGGGACGTTTAATTCTCTAATAGTTGAATATCTTTGAAGTTCCCATTGATTTTCTACTCTTTTTAATTTACCATGGCGCAATCCAAATGACATCATACATACTATACTTCCATTATGTTCCAACCCATAACAGTTTCCAATCTTGGATGGAGCGCCTTGTATATGATTATTGTTGAAAAAATCCCTAGCTGTAAAATCATCTACTTCAATTATTTTACATTTACGAGCGTATATTTTATTTTCATTCTTTCCGAGTATACTTATAATTCTTGATTTACAAATATCTTTTTTGTTGCACCACTCATCATCGAATATAGTTATTAACCTATATCCATTTTCTTTGCACATCTCGTATTTTCTTTTGTGATAGTTTTTGTCATTTTTAAATTTAGTCGAGTGCCATATAACACCGCAAAACTCAAAAGCTACTTTTTTATCATGACATACAATGTCTAACTCATAAGGAGCAATTATTGTTTTATTATTTTCCTCAACATCTAAAACCAATGATTTTATAAATTCACAAAATTCTGTTTGACTCTTTCTTTTTGTGGATGCGTAACATTTTTCACAACTCATTTTATAATAGTTTCCAGTTAAATTAGCCCACGTTTTCACATATAAACCCCCGCAGTTATTGCAAACAAACTCTATAGGAGTATTTACATCTTTATATTCCAATTTAGTTTTTGGATAAAAATTATATTCCAAACACATATTCTTTATTTTTTCACACACCCTATCAGCATCTATATTTTTCTTACATCCCAAACACCCATTACCATTACCAGTAAACAAGTTATATGGTAAACATTCTTTTATTTCTCCACAGTCATTACACTGATATACACATTTTGTTTTCGTATTTGTATACTGAACTATACGCCACTTATCTTGTGTTAAAATTTTGTTTTTGAGATTTTGTGGTAATGTGTCATATGTTATTGTTTCACGTAGTATAACCCCATTTGATAAATTATCACGCGTATTTAACTTTTCTTTGATTACATCTGCCGAAATTGGGTGATATTTTCCATTACATTCTGGACATTGTAAGGTAGTATTATCAAGATTTTTTTCAAGATGTGATATGGATTTTATTTCTTTTATATAATCATGAACATTGCATTTAACAAATATACTATCATTAAACCTATTGTAATACTGCTTTTCATTCATAATCTTAAAATTATATTTAGTTGCCCAGGAAAAAATAACTTCATATTTAACACCCATTTGTTCGTACTTTGCTCGTAACGAACAATGTGGGCATTCTTTTGGATTTTTATGTAAGGATTTTACTTTGGTGACAGATGAACAGTATGTATGTTTATTATCACATTCAATTATAACTTTGGTATTTACATTAAATTTATTATCTTCCATTAGATCTTTTTCATTTATAACTTTTACGCCATTAAATAAATGACTATGGTGTAGATAAGTAGTCTTTGGGCGGGGCATAATAGTTTTCTCCACTCTATAGTTTTATTATATGCCGTGTTTATAATAAATCAAAAAAATAACCCCCGCCGAAGCGAGGGTTATTTTTCACCTTTTAAGGATTTAGCTAACTTAGCCTACTGAGCCAGAGAGCGACGAAGTGGACAAGCCACGGACGTCAATGTAGCGATAGTAGTTTTCAGCACCGAAGAGGTTATTGCACATGCCGTAGCGTGTCATAACACCGATTCTTGGGTTGAAGGAATCCTGACCAACAGCTTCGAGGAACTGGAGTGGGACATATGGGAGGTAAACGATGCCAGAGTCAGCATCATCGCGTCCCTTGTATCCAACAACAGCGTAATCACGGGTTGCAAACATGTCACGGTAGACAGTGAAGCGACCGATGGTTCCGACCTTAGCAACGCCCGAAACTTCAGTTGCGAGGTTGGTTGCTACAGAGCTAAGAGCGAACTGCTCAAGAGCTTCGATTGCAGCGCAGACGGTTGGCGAAGCGAGAACGAAGTTACCAGCACCACGACGGGTAGCAACTGCGATATCACTTGAAGCCTTGAGAAGAACGGTGTAAAGTGTTCTAAACTTTTCCTGTTCCCAGCGTCCATCAGCACCACCGAAAGCAGCCGAGCGGTAATCCCATACGAGAACGCCACCGACCTGAGCGAGAGCAATGATGTTAGCCTTAACTTCTGCGTCGATTTCTGCGGCTACTTCGTAGGCAAGTAAGTCGCTCAACTGAGCAGCGAGGTCAACATTGTGCATGTTCTTCAAGTCCTGCTGTGCTTCATGCGACCAACGAGCAGCGAGCTTGCGGGTCTTAGCTTCAACAGTCTGCTTCTCAACGGAGAGTCCCATGTAACGGATACGATCCATTTCAGCGATTCCCTGCCAGTGAGTTTCGCCAAGACCTTCAGCATCGGCAGTATTGTATCCACCGCGTGGTGACAATCCTGCGTCAACATCTCCACCCTTTACCTTACCATTGTCAACTGTTATATTCCAAGCGGCGTTGAAATCAGCGGAGGTTGGAAGGGTTGTTGCGGTTGTTGGATATCCACCCGAGTAGAGAGCTTCTACGGTGTTGAATCCAGCTTCCTGCCCTGGGAATCCAGCCTTCGAATTGAAGTCGCTCTGGTAGCGATAGCGGAGGGCATATGCCAATCCGACTGGTGTAAACATTGGCTGCACGCCAACGAGTTCATTAGTGACGAGTTCAGGGAATACACGGGCAACTAAAGGCATTGCGATTGCCTGGAAGCGTGCGATACCTGTTGAACCACCAACGTTTGATGCGTTTGGTCCGACATACGATGTTACTGCTCCACCCGCGGACGAAGCGGCTTCGCTAAGAACGTCCTTGAAGTAGCGGTTCTCTTGTTCGAGAAGCTGTGAGGTGATTTCTGCCTTACGATCGTCACGAATATGCTCGATCATTGGCTTCCACTTCTTAAGAAGTGCGTCTCTAATTTGTGCGTCTAATGCCATGGTAATACCTTTCTTGAGTATTTATTGGTTAGTGATTTATATACGACGATTCATGCGGTCGAGTGACTTTTTCCATGAATCCATCGGTAGGTTGCTAGAAGTTGTTGATGAAGAGGAAACCATTTCCTCTATTTTTTCCATCTGCTTCTTAGCGGATTCAGTTATAACTGGCTTTGCTGGTGCCTTTGGAGCAACACTTTGAGTTGTAGGCTTTGCTGGAGCCTTGACGCTTTCACTGATTATGTAATCCTTGACAGCATCGAACTTCTTCTCTATATCGGAGGCAGTTGCACTCTCAAGGAGCTTGGCTGCGCGAGCCTTCTGAGTCTGTGTCATTCCCTCGGTCAACGAGGCGAGCTTAACCTTCTTTTCCAAATCTCTAACCTGGGCAGTCAATGAGACTACTTCTTTCACTTTTGCGTTGTATTGCTCGGCAATAGACTCAGATTCCTTCTTCGCAGCCTTGAGAGCTTCGTATCCGGTTGAGTCCAGCTTGATGTAGTTCTTGGAGAAGGTATTTAACATACCATCAACAAGTCCTTCATAAGCCTTTGCTTTCGCGGCTGCTTCCATGATGCCCTCTGGAATATGCTTAGGAATTTCGGATTCGAGATATTGATCCAACTTCTCAAGCAAGTCCTTACGGTACTTATTAACATCTTCAGCAAGAGCAGCCTCTTGCTTTATTCTGAAATTCTTTGCTTCTTCGACCATCACTCTCTCAAGGACGGTGCGATATTCGGCAGCAGTTTCCTCAACCATCTTCTCAACCTGAGTGCGGTATTCAGAGGAAGTCTGCTCAACAACCTGAATAGTTTGCTCCTTGAAGTTATTCAACTCTTCAAAGAGGATTTCTTCTTTCTTAGCGAATGCTTCTGCTAATTCAGCAGCGAACAACTCGGCTTCCTTCTGGAAGGTTTCCTGCTGTTCTTCGAGCTTCTTCTTAGCTTCAGCAGCTTCCTTCTTAGCAGCGTCGAGCTGTTCCTGAAGTGATAGAGTTGAAGCCTTTGCTCTGTCGGTAACGAGCGAGTCAAGATAGGTTGAAATTTCTGAAGCGGCTTCGTTAGAGAGTGATTCTCCAAGTGCCTTCTTCAATGTCTCCATAATTGCCTGTTTGCTCATGTTGTCTCCTGAGATGCTATAAGTATTTATAAGGGTTTGTTAGATTGTCTTGAAAAAATCTTTCAGACATGAAACGAGATACAAATCTCTATCATGTTTTGGCAATGAAGATAATGCTTTATTCAGATTATCGTATGCTTTTCCACTACGAGCAAACGATTCCGGAGTATATCTACCACCGCTTCTGATATAGTTGACGCTTTCAAGAATTCCATCAACGAAACCGTCTGGTGCTGAAGGATCGGCTACGATATCAACAGTAATAAGCTCGTATTCAGTAACAAGGGCAGCATCTTGTCCATGGGCTTCCTGAACATTTCCAAGTCCACGGGATGAAACGCCAAGCTGCCCGTCTGCCTTGAGAATGGATTCGGCTATTCTGCCATATTCTGTGTCAAGTATCTTAGCCTTACCGATAACATCGTTTCCATTCCACTTCATATCGGTAATTATGTGGGAAACGCGGTGAAGGTTTATTTCAACGCCTTCTGGATGCCCAAGCTCACCGAATGTGCGCCACTTCTTTGTCTTCTCATTGGGGAAGCGATCAGCTACATAAGCCTGAACGCATTTCTCCATGAGAGAGCGTGGGTAAACTCGTCCATTACGGTTCTTCTTCTCTGTTTGAATGAATATACCTTCAATGGTTGGTGACTTTACTTTGACACCAGTATCATTGGTATATTCTTCATAAAGAAATTTACCTATGGATTCGAAATTTGATTCGGTAATAAGTTTGAACATTTTATCCCTCTTTTTGCTTGTTTACCTTATCTGACATTTGCTTCAAATATTTTTCTTTACCGTTATTTATCATTATGTCGAGCTTCGACCTCATAATTTCTGGAAATGTCTTTTCAGCAGCAGCGTAATCGCCGCTCTGAAGCTGATCAAGCCACTGTGAAGTTGACTGAGTGTATCTTTCTCTTGAGTCCATAATTGCCTTCGCCTCCTGTATTTCTAGGTTATCAATGAGTTTTTTGAAATTAGAGCGAACACCTTTCCAGAACTTAGGGCTGGACTTGTCCTTCTCTTCTTTCGTCTTAGCATTTTTCTCTTGCTTGGAAACTGCCTGCGTCCAAAGCTCTTCGAGAACAGTGACGCTTATCTTGTGTTTGTGAGCCAATGACATTATCAATTCGTTTGATTCTTTTAGGTTCATATTATTTTTCCTTTATAGAGCAGGTTCTTCGCCACCTGCATCGCCCCCAACATCCCCACCTTCATCTCCGCCAGCGTCACCGCCAGCATCGCCGCCACCCATATCTCCGCCCATATCACCGCCGCCTAAGTCCATACCGCCGCCGCCTCCACCACCGCCGCCGCCATCCTCACCCTCTTCTTCAAGTGAATCCTTTTCAGCGGCAAGAAGCTCTTGATTCTGCTTCCACTCTTCTTCATCAACTTCAAGATACTTCTGGACAATCCACTTACGGGCGAATACAGGCTTCTCGGTGTCGATGAGATCCTTGAAGTTACTGAAGTTCTGGAAACGAAGCTCAAGGACTTTAGCTTCCATGAACTTCTCAAAGAGGTTATTAGCGAACATCTGAATTTTGATGTCCTGCTCAGTAATACCATATTCTTCAGCTATACCCTTGAGGGTAAGATGAGTAATGAATATATCCTTGAATACTTCAGCGAATCTATCAGTGTAACGCTTGACTTCCTTGACGAACTTGACTTCTTCACGGGTAATATCTGAAGTGTCACCGATGGAGAACTTGTTATCTTCACCAAAGCGGCTCTTAGGAATCTTCAAGCCACGGTAGAGCTTATTCAAGAAGTAATCAATGTCACCGATTTCCCCAAGTCCACTATTATGACAGAATACGCCAGATTCCAGAGCATATGTGTGATAATTATGTATTATATGGTTATTATCTATCTGCAAATCACCAACATCTTCTCTGTCAGACAAATATTCAATCGAGACAACTCTATGATTGATATTTTTACAGTCTTTCTTGAAGTGCTTCCAGTTTCTAAACCCATTCTTTTTTATAATCTTTATTATATTAGAAGTAGTTATGTTGTTGAAATTTGAATGAGAATCATTATTCTCCTGTTTGAGTCGCGATGTAAATGAATTGTTGCTTCTCAAATATTCAACAACGTCCCGGCACTTTCCACATGTATTACCAACGGCATCTACAATCATCTTGAAAGTTTCAAATGAACATTTTATAGACTGCTTTTTAGCGGAGGATTCCATTTTAGCGATATATCCTTTATCGCTCCATAAACGCTTGGAATTATTTGAATAAATAATCTTTTTCTCAAGAGACGATTTTACTGCCTTTATAGATATACCACGTTTCAATAATACATTTTTACGGAAACTATCATCATTCAACATTTTATATTGAAGCTTCTCGTTAGCACCTACGAGATTGGAAATAGCCATAGAAACTAACTTCTCTCGCTCCTCAACAGTAAGAGTATTCAAATACTTCTTTATTCCCTTCGAAACTCTCTTACCAAATCTCTCTTTTTCAGTCGGTGTAGCGGTAGCCCAATATTCTCTCAACGATTTTTCATTTCCATTTTTATTCTTTATAGCATTTAATCCTATTTGTGATAATTTCTCAGAATGGAAGGCAAAATGATCCCTAAATCCCATATGAAATAGGTTTTCTGGGTTATTATTGAATCTATTTACATCTGAATGATGTATAACCTTCTTTTCTTCATCCAATTTATATTTAATCTCATTATAAAACGGGGTTCCGGTTATAGAATTCGAAACCATTTTATGGGTTGGTATCCATTCTTTTCTATGAGTATCATAAACAAAGTTATATTCTTTATCACCTCTATAAACTTTATTCTCTTGTCTAAATGGTATAATAGAATCATTTTCTTTTATATCTTTAGCTTCAAGCATACCCTTACCCAATACTGGAAATTTATGTTCTGGAGTGCATTTTATTTCTTTACCGTTATCAAGTATTAGCTTCATCATCTGGGCATTACGTTTTGTGATACCGGCGGCGTCGATCTTTCCAGGCTTTATCTCCCCAGATTCAGGATCACAGCTAAATACCCAATTCTGCTTTCCAGCAGCATGTTCGTCTATTATTTGCTGAAGAGTTAGCTTTCTTCCATCTAACAAAGGTATAATAGTATCCAGAGCCAAGCATCCGCCAGCCAGAGTTGTAACATCTGAAGAGCGTCCGCCCTGGAATACAGGGAACCAGAAGTCCTCAGTCATAGCCATCATATCCAAACCCTCAGATATGTCGCCGGTTGCAGGATCGAAGAACTTACGTTGACGATACTTGCGAATCATTTCCTGCATGAATTGATCGGCTCTGCCCTTTGGAAGCGAACCAACATCAATCTTGAATACACGGCGCTCTGGCGCACGGACTATACGATAGATAACGAGAGCGTCTTCAAGAAGCTTGAGACGCTTATAGGTTGTCTTGGATTCTTCAAGGAATGAAAGAACAACCTTCATATCCTCGTCCTTACTCCAGTCAAACTTACCGCTATTAGCGTAAGCTATCATTTCCTTTGGAAGATTCTTGACGCCTGCATCTTCGCCTTGGTAAGCATAGAAGAGAACATCGTCGGATTCAATATCCTTATAGACAGGATAAATCTTGGTTGTCATCAGCTTCTTGACTTTGCAAATACCCTTGGATTCGTCTTCGATATCAAATATCTTTTCAAAGTATATCTCACCATCAACCATATATTCACGGAAATACTGGTGAATATACTTATCAATTCTTATAATCTGATTCATCAAATGATCAAACTCTGCGATGATTGTCTTACGCATGTTGTCATTCTCGTTGAGAGCCTTATTACGGATGATAAGCTTCATACACTTACCATCTGGACCCTCGTTGACGGCTTCATCAACATACTCATCAACAGCGAATGCTATTTCTGGATACTTAGCCATTTCGCGATATATGGCGAGGCGGGTTCTCTTATCACGCTCAATAGCGTAGATATACTTTGAGAATACATTGACTACTTGGCTATACTCACCATTGACAATACCGACATCTTGTAAGTCGGTGACTGGAGCCTGGGTAATAGCCTTCTCACGGGCTTTGTCATTACCAGGGTTCAGATTGTTGAATATGGTGTTTCTTGTCTTGATGAGAAGCTGCTTCTCCTGCGGAGACATGTCAGCAGGAGTTTCCGGCTTTCGGCTTCTATTGAAAGAAAAAAAGTTTCTCATTGCCATGTCATATTACTCCGGTAGTATTCCTGGGACTGCTTTTACTGTCTGGTTAGCGATGTCTTCTGCCTGTTCTATATTTATAAGAAGAGCGTTTCTCATTCTTTTTGGGCTGTAAGAACGGTAGTATTTTTTGAGGGCTGGGGCTACTGGACTATATAATCCGTTGTCGAAGTTTTCGTATCTAAAAGCAAACTTAGAGTTATATGGAATCTCAGCGTTGCTCTTCTTTCTCAATATCTCATTACCCCTGTCATCAAACTGAGAGTTGTAATAATACTTCTTGAGAGCGTATATGACTTTTGTTGTTACTATACTAAGTTTAGCCAATCGGAATCTTCTGAAGTCAACACCAACAATGTTTCCAGTTTGTAAGTCGAATCCAGCAAACACCACCATGGGGTTGAGAACCATCTTCTCGTCGGCTGGTATGGTATTACCTTCAGACATATCGGGAATATCTCTACCGATATAATTGAATACCATGATGTCACCAAGTTCTATGTTATTACTTTTTATGTTTCTACCAACTTCGTCCTTGGTTTGCCCCTCCATGTTATTTGGCGGAACAATGCCACTGACTATAGATGCTACTCCACCGGGAATAGCAGCCTTGCGAATGAATGGAGCGATAACAATCTTTTTTACAGCCATGTTATTATTATATCTATTATAATATATATTTAGGAGAATTATATGGCTAAAAACAGGAAAAAGTGGTGGGGAGTATTTAGTCCAAATGGGGAAGTTGTCAAGAAGATAGAGGAAACCGAAGAAAAAGCCCGTGAAATACACGATATGGTAAAAGCCAACGGGTTTTATGTCAAGGCGCTTCCAAAGGCTCCGAGTAAATTTCCAGGGCTGAAGACATACACCCCGAAGAATAAGAAAAAGTATATGGGTAAAGAATTACCTATAGCTCGTTCATCGTGGGAATATGAGTTTATGAAGTATCTGGATAAAAATGAAAATGTCATTCAGTGGGCTTCAGAGCAGCCTGAGATTCCTTACCAGCATCCTGTAAGAACTATGCAGGAGGGTAGGAGTATTGTATGGAATTACCATCCTGACTTCTTTGTGAAGTTTCAGGTAGGTGATAAAGAATGGGTTGAGCTTATTGAGATAAAGCCATTCAAACAAACACAACAACCATTACCGCCCGGTAATGGAAGGACTCAGAAGCTCTTTGAGAGTGAGATGGAAACTTATATGGTGAACAAGGAGAAATGGAAAGCCGCTCAGGAGTATTGTAAACTGCGCGGCTGGAAGTTCCGTGTTATGACAGAGAAGGATTTATTTTAGTGTATTAATTATATTATGTCACATAGTATTCAATACATCTTCGTTATCTTGAAACTTCGTATTGAATACTATCATCAAGAGATAATGGACTGAAACCATACCATAACTCTTCTTCTTTTTCAATCCGATATGTTAACTTCTGTTCCTCGTTACCTATATTTTATCAACGTTCCACCAGAAAACCCATTGGCTTTAGCCGATGGGATGAATGGTGGGTAACTTGGTACTTGACTTTCTAAAATAAGTGATATAATATATTTAGTTCTTTGAAAAAAGCAATATAGAC